CTTCACGCACACGGAGTACCCGCAGATCGCAGAGCACTCCCTGGTGGGCAACGTCTCTGGGTGGCAGCGCATGATCCGTGCTGCCGTGTGCCACGAGGTAGCACATGCTCTCACAGACTACCACACCGAGGACACCCTTGTCAAGCACTTCCCCGCCATAGACGCTAAGCCGTTCAGAGGTCATTCAGGTACCTGGCTGGCTGTTTATGCTTGGCTTCGTGAACGGTTCGTGAACGGGGGTCTTGACAAACCCTGAAACCCTGTCATAATGGGACTTCCACAACGGGAGAACATTATGGAAACGAAGTTCGCTGAAGATACAACGGAACAGCTGTTGACAAAGGTTGCCGACCAGCTCTGGGAGTCCATGCAAGAAGATGGTCTTGGTGAGAGTGATGCTTGGCACGGTTGGGGTGACTATGATGTGAATGTATACATCTGGGATGAAGTGGTCAAGGCAGTCGCCTACCCTATGAAGAATGTCTCGTTCTATGTTGATGGTGTACTCCACACCACGCTCAGTGGGCACAACTATGAGTGCCCCATCTATCTCTGGGAGAAACCGCTATGAATGACATACGGATAGCCGAAGAGTATTTCACTGGCTGGGATTGGGCTAGAATCGTTGCCATTCTTGAAGAGTATGATGATGGTACTGCTATGGTGGTCAGGATATCACCGAAGTATCTGTCCAAACCATACAAGGTCAGAATGTACCAGTTGACAATCAGAACCGATAAAGATTATGTTGAGGGTTATAAGGCAAGACATAATAAAGAGATTAACCGAGCACTGGCTCTACTCACTACGGAGAACCAGCTATGAGCAAGCGACAAACATACCGACAGCTGTTAGAATCATTGCAGTCATTCACGCAAGACGAACTAGACGCAGAAGCTTGTGTGTTCCTTGAGGATGTGGGAATCTTTGCGCCAATATTGCATGGTGTTTTTATTGCAGATGCTGATACTGATATGATTCCGCAGGGCAACCCCTATTTCTTTGTTTTCGGTACCTACTCAGGAGAAGAGCAATGATATTCAAGCAAATCCAGGCAGTTCGTTGTGCCCATGTCGATCTGTGCCATGTGCTCAAAGCTCACGAGCTTGGTGAGCTTGCCGATGCTGATTGGGAAGCTGTCAAGCAAAGCATCATCGAGCTTGAGGATGCATTCGATTTCCTCACCGCAAAAGGATGGACTGAACAATGAGCCTGACTGTCGGAAAACTCAAAGAACTGCTGGCAACCTATCCTGATGATATGGTCGTTGTCACCCACGAAGCCCAGGATATTGTTCACTTGGCTTCCCAGGGGGATAACTTGCTGGTGATCAGCCCCTTTAAGCCTATGGGGTACTGCAAACGATCTGGTGAGTATGCCTACCCGACCTATGTCGAAGACTACTTTGCCGTGTGCCCTGCAACCAACGAGAACCTCTACAGGTTTGAAGTTGAGACCCGTGAGGAAGTGTCGTCTTATTAACCGCAGCTGAACATCTTTTAATGGGGTCTTGACGGATCCCATTTCCTTTTGATAAGATATCCCTACAGTCACTTCCGACTGGACAACGGAGAAAACAAATGGCACACATGGTAGAGACAATGGCATACGCTGGCGAAGTACCTTGGCATGGTCTGGGTCACAAAGTCCCCAGCGATCTGAGCACCGATCAAATGATGCAAGCAGCTGGTCTGGACTGGACTGTACAGAAGATCCCTGCATTCGTCAAGATCGAAGACGAGTCCCAGGCAATCGATGCAGCAGCCCTGGTTCGATCCAGTGACAACAAGATCCTGGATGTGGTGTCCAGCGACTGGAACCCCGTTCAGAACCAGGAAGCGTTTGACTTCTTCCAGGACTTCGTGAACGCTGGTGACATGGAAATGCACACCGCTGGATCGCTCAAAGGTGGTCAGATCGTCTGGGCGCTGGCAAAGATCAAGGACAGCTTCGAGCTGTTCGGTGGTGACCAGGTTGACAGCTACATGCTGTTCACCAACCCGCACGTCTACGGTCAGTCCCTGGATATCCGCTTCACCCCGATCCGAGTGGTCTGCAACAACACTCTCACCCTGAGCCTGAGCCAAAAAGGTGGTACCGCATTCAAGCTCAGCCACCGCCGTGAGTTCGTGGCGGATCAAGCCAAGCAAGCTCTGGGTATCGCACACGCCAAGCTGGACGAGTACAAGAGCATGGCAAGCTGGATGGGATCGAAGCGTTATGACAATGAATCGATCAAGGCTTACTTCCAGGAACTGTTCCCGTCCCAGGGTGACAAGGATTCTCGTAACGCGATCAAAGCCCTGGAAGTTCTCGAACTCCAGCCTGGTGCAAAGTTTGCGGAAGGTTCGTGGTGGCAAGCTTTCAATGCCGTCACCTACATGACGGATCATCTGATGGGTCGAAGCAACGATGCGCGGTTGCAATCTGCTTGGTTTGGTGTCAACAAGAGCCTGAAGAACAAAGCCCTGCAACTGGCTATTGACATGGCAAACGCTGCTTGATACAATCGGGGGTACCGCAAGGTGCCCCCACTCTCTTTAGGAATTCTTATGAAAAGATTAATGCTTGCAGCATTGCTTGCATTCTCCGCCTCAGCCTCAGCTGAACTCTCCAACTGGTCCGTTGACGATAAGTGCACGGCATCAGCGGGTGTTGACTGGTCCACAAACAACACGGGACATGCATTGCTTGCATTTAATGGTATGGATAATACTTTGAATGTGGGAGTCACCAACCAGGATTGGAGCACCAACAACGACATTGAAGAAAACGTAACCATTTTGCTTGGATCCAAATACAAGGTCCAGGCACGGGGCTATGGATTCGCCAAGACTAACTTGATCGTGCTTCAGATCCCCTACACTGAGGAGATGGAGCGTCAATTTATTTCTTCAAAATATTTTCGTGTATATGATTCACAAGGGTCGCTTTTAATTACGCTTGAATTAATTGATATCGATCAAGCGATGGATCTCATCTACTCATGCTATACTGGAAGTAAGGCGTGAAAATCCGTCAAAAATTTGCTACAAAATAAAAGTTCATCCACCACTCCAAAGGAGTTTTGTAATGCGTAGAGTAAAAGTGATCCGCCCGAAGAAGCCTTCTTATCCCGCTAAACCCAAGAAGTACAAACCTTCACCGAGTTACACATAAAGAAAAACCCCACCGTGATTGGTGGGGTTTTTTGTTACGGCAGCGGATCGAGTGGTTCTAGGTGTGGATCGTAGTAGATCTCCGAGGAGAGCATCAGGTTTTGTTTCAGATTCCAAACCTGGACTTCAATCCGATCACTGGTCGGATCATCTTTGACCAGAACACTGATACCACCCATTGTGACGGCAACCAAACCTTTTACTTGAATCAGATCAACCTTTTTCATAATTCATCCTTCGGAAAGGCGCATAAGATCACGCCGTTTGGATACATATCCTGAGCCTGTTCACGAGCGTGTTCAGGATCATCAGCCCAACAGTCAAAGACTAGGGTGAAGTCATCATCCCGATCTTCTTTCAGAGTCACGCGATATTCTTTCATCACCACTCCCTTACCAGTCGCCCAGTAACCATGTCGGGGTCAACCCACTTCTTGTTGGCATCGCGGTACGACACACAATTGTACTTCACACGCCACGGTTCGGGTTCGCAATCTTCATCAGGATTGTTACGGCACATGGAGATTTGCAGAACCTCTGCGTGTTTGCTTTCGTTCCAGTGTTGATCGAGATACGCTTGGGTATCTTCGATGTTGGTGAACTGCTTGAGCAACACCTTGTTGTTCACACAGGGACGGTAATCTTCCATCACTCTTACTTGGTCTACCATATCGCACTCCCATTTGATTGATGTAATGCTATGATAACATAGTGACCTGAACCAAGCCTGAATGGGCGGGTTGACAATGTTATGATAATGATTCATACTGGTTCCACATCAACGGGAGAACGTTATGGAATACAAGAAAATCCAGTACCGCACATTCAACAAGCTGTTCACCATCACACCAAACCACTTCCAGTCCAAAGAAGGCTATGAGCCTGTCGAGATGTTTGAAACCTATGGCGAAGAAGTGGACTATGCTTGGGAAATGAGCAAGCAGAATCGCTGCTGGACTATTCTCGATTGTGATGGTAAGCTGTATCTGAATGCGGGTTATCACTATGTGAATCGTCTGGGATACATCATCACCGACCAACCCTTTGACAAAGACTACGAACTAAGGTGGGACACATGAGCAAGTATTTCGTGATTGAAGATGATACTGGTGCATTACACGTTGTACCGCTGGCTGAATTGGAAATGGATATGCTACCCTGTATTCGCTTCCAACAAGATGGTGATAATGCTCTTGAAGTGTGTGAACATTGGGCATCATTGAACAGGAAGCGTCATCCCTACGAAAGTCATCTTTTAGATTAGGAGAAAGAATAATGTCGTACCCGAAACTGAAATCCAAAGACGAAGAAGGTGTGGTAGTATTCCCGAAAGAATTCGATCAAATGGACGGTCTGTGGAAAAAAGACCTGTTGCGTGATTGGATTTATGCGCTTCAAGAAAAGTACGATAACACAAGCATTTGGGAAGACTGATATGGAACGGTACGAAGAAGAAGGTGGTTTCGATATCAAGTACGACAAACTGACCCGTGCGCCCCATGATGGTGGTGAGTATGTTCGTATCACGGCTGACAGTAAGGTTGAAGGAAGTGCTTCTGCGTACTTCTTCATCTACCATGACCACGACCAAGAAGACAGAATGTATGTGTGCATCAACCACACCATCTGTTATCTGGATGATATGGAAGAAGCGTACTTTCCTGTCTGCGAGTGCTGCGGTTCAAAGGCTGTCGAGATGCGTGAGTATAACAGCTGGAATACCGAAACGGGTGGATGGGGAATTCACGACTGTGATTACTACTGTCTGCATTGTGGTAGCGATGATGGTATCGACTTTGGAGAAGACAATGGTTGAGATAAATGCGTACTGGTACGCCAGGGGATACTACGATGGTAGATCCGAGGGTGTTGAACATGGTAGCGACCTGGCACCCCGTGCTAGGTCTGCCTACGAGCAGGGATATCAAGCAGGGGTGTCAGACCATTGTGTACTGGATATGAACGATGGTGTTGACAAACAGAAAGAAACGGTTTAATATCGTATCACATTCACAACGGGAGTAAGTGCTATGGGTTATTATGTTCGCGGTGACAGCTACAACTTCAAGCTGGAAGCTGGTCAAGAAGATGCGATTCGTGCAGCTATTCGTGAGTTGAACACGCACGATGAACTGAAGAACGGTGGTCAATCAAAAGCTGGTGTGACTGTGGAAAAATGGTTCAGCTGGATGAACGACTTCCCTTATGACAAGGATTTCACCACGGTTGAACTGCTTGAGCGTATCGGGTTCGATGATGTTGATACCGATGAAGAAGGCAACATCATTCACCTGTTCTATGACGGCAAGACTGGTCAGGAAAACCTGTTCCTTGCAACGCTTGCACCGTTCATCGAAGATGGTAGCATCATCGAATGGAAAGGTGAAGAAGATGAACGCTGGCGCTGGGTGTTCGAGGGTGGTGAGATGTTCCACGAGGAAGAGGACAGCGAACCGCATTATACTCGAACTGGTGTGGTAAAAGCATTCTGAACGATTCGTGAAAGCCCCACTTGACTGTGGGGCTTTTTCGTTTTAATATGGTTTCACATTCACAAAGGGAGTAGATTATGCCTAACTGGTGCAACAACATTGTCACCCTGACACACGAAGACCCTGCTCAGATCAAACGAGTGGTGGATTCGCTTCAGGTCGGTCTGTTCAACGAGTTCATTCCGATGCCCGACCAGCTCCGCAATACGGAAATGTCCACCGCCACGCCTGAAGAAGTGTACGAAAAGAATGTCCAGGATTGTGGTTATCCGAGCTGGTATGAGTTTGCGATTGCCGAATGGGATACCAAGTGGGATGCCTGTACGCCTGAAATCTTGGCTCAGACCGACACTTCCATCAAGCTGGTTTTCGACACCGCATGGTCGCCACCGATTGCAGTATTCGACAAGCTCCATGAACTTGGCTTCGATGTTGAAGCATACTACCACGAAGGTGGTATGGCATACTACGGTGAATACATTGATGGTACTGATAATGGTGGGCAGTATGATGGTACTTCACGCAAGGCATTGCGTGACACCTGTCCTGAGCATATCATCGAAATGTTCACGCTCGAAGACTGGTATGATGAGGAAGACGAAGCTGAATGATTCATTAAACCCCCACTTGACGGTGGGGGTTTTTTGTTTTAATATGGTTTCACCAACTGGGAGAACAGTATGAAATTGCTTATTGAACGCACCTTGTATTCGGTCATTGAGGTTGATATCAAAGACGAGTCGGAAATAAATGCTATCATAGCATCTGCTGAGCGTGGTGAATATGATGAAGCGTTTGATGAAATGGGTAGTAATGAAAATAGCGGTTATTCCCTTGTGGAGATTATCGAATGAACAAGGAAACTGAAAAGCTGCGGTCCACCATTGCTTTCATTGCCATTGGTTGCTTTCGGTATATGCAAGAGGCTATGAGAAACAACCCAAAAAATTACGAGTTTTTGATCGACACCTATAGTGGTCAAACTGGTGTTGTTGACATGGTTACTCAATACTGCTACCTTATCGAGAAGGCATGGGAACGTAAAGAGAACAAAGACATTGACTATGTTTGGGAGTATGATGTTTGTGAGGAGTTTGGATATTTTGCGACAGGTAAACTTGCCGATGATATCCAACTGAATGTTGTTGCGATGATTGATAGTATTATTGATGAACTGGAGAATATCAAATGAATACTGATGAAATGTTTAAGCGTTGGAACACCCAGGCTCGTGATGTTTTGGTCGGACGCACCATCACCAAGGTCATGTACATGAATGACAAGTGGGCGAAAGACCTGGGCTTCGATGAATACATGGGTCGCCCGTTGATGTTGCAACTGGACAACGGAACCATCATTATCCCCATGAGTGATGATGAAGGCAACGATGGTGGTGCTGTTCAGTATCTCACCAAAGAAGGTGGGTTCGATGTTCTACCACTGCTGCGGTGAACCGAAGCTGAACGATCCTGGTATACCCCATTGACACACAGAAACTGTGGGGTATACTGTCAATAAGTGGGGCGCGGTGTCCCACCAAACGGGAGCAAAACAATGTCTACTTATGGTAAAGTTATCGAACTGCTTGATTCCGATGATTTGACTGCCCAACAACTTCATAGCATCGCTCGTTATGCTGTTGACGTAAGTCGCCGTACTGGTCGAGTCAATGTCAGTCAAATCGGTGTCGGTTCTGATGTTCAGTTCACCAATCCGAAAACGGGTTCGACCTACAAGGGTCGGTTGATTAAAATCAATCGCACCAAAGCCCAGGTCAAGGTTGATGGAACGGTTTGGAATGTTCCGTTCTCATTCTTGAAAGTTGCGTAATCATCTGATACAATGTTCATAGGTGGGGCATACCGCCCCACCACTTTTGGGAGAAAGTGTTATGGGTCTTGATATGTATCTTTATGCGAAGCGTTATGTTTCGCAGTATTCCAGTCCTGAACTCGCTGCTGAGATTCACAAGTTGCTGGAATTTCCAATCACAGCACAAGGCGGTACAACGGTTCAAGTCACTTGCGCCTACTGGCGTAAGTCCAATCAAATCCACAATTGGTTCGTGGATAATGTTCAAGCTGGTGAAGACGATTGCAAGCCGTATTATGTTGGTCGTAAACAGCTGGTCGAACTGCGCACCCTTTGCGCCACGGTGCTGGAAGATGTTGCTGGTCTGACTGACAAAGATGAAATCGCCACCTACTGCGATGAAAATCTGCCAACACAAGCTGGTTTTTTCTTCGGTAGTTATGAGTATGATGAATACTATTTCGATGATTTGAAAAGTACCATCAGGCAGATTGATTCTGTTTTGACGCTTTCCGATGAATATGATTTCGAGTACCAAGCAAGCTGGTAAAAGGTCTCTCCCACCCCTGCTGGTCTGCATGACAGCAGGGGTTTTTTATTCAGGTTGAGTTAAGATCGGTTTGGTATAATGTATTCACAACAACGGGAGCACACTATGTACGATGATGATGATTATGTTGACTTCGATGAATATAAGAACATGCAAGCTGCGATCAACACTGGCTATTGCTGGAGCATGGAAGGTTCTGTAGGTCGTGCCATGATGGGTGCGATTGAAGCTGGATACTGTATGCTGGGCAAAGAACGCGCCCGTGACTACTACGGCAACACCATCCCCAGCCGTAAAGATGTGAAAGCTGGCACGAAGGGTAGCTATCAGTTTGTCAAAGACCGCATGGGCAAGTCCTGGGCAGACCGTCTGAACCGCATGAAGGAAACCACACCCAGGCTGTACTGATCCTGAACGGGGTGGTTGACACCCCGATTCATTGTGATATGATGTAGGTTCAACAACGGGAGAACGTTATGGACTACAAAGGTTATGATATTACTTTCTTGGCTAATATCCAAGAGCGTCAAGAGATTGACGAGAAGGGCAACGCCATAGATTTTCGTGATTCGTGGTGTGTCGGTGATGGTGTCTATCAGGCTCATAGAAATGAGTTGGTTATCACCCGTAGTACCTTCGATGAAATCAAAGCAGAAGTTGACCGTTGGGTTAACTTCCAAGGTGTCCAAATCACATTAGGAGAACGTAATGAGTAAAGATATCGTCAATACCCTGAAAGAGCGTGGATACCCTGTCATTCAGGCAATCATCATGGACAATATGTGGTATGTGTTTATGAGTGGTACTGGTTGGGTTTGCGTATCCGACCTGTTGCAACACAAACGCACCGAGCCTGTCCCCCTGTAATCTCCCCGTGGTTTATACCACACCCTTGCCCTAGGATCAAACCTAGGGCTTTTTTATTCAGTGTGTGTTAAGATAGGTTGCGATAGAATGTAATCACAACATCGGGAGAACATCATGCGTACTTGCGACCACTGCGGTAAAAAACCAATGACCGAAGGCTATTGCATTGACAATGGCTGTGAATACTATTGCAGCGATGAATGTCTTCATGCCAACATCAGCAAAGAAGATTATGAAAAGCTGTACGACAACGGCAACGGCGATTCGTACTGGACTGAATGGGAAGACGATGGTATTGACGAAGCCGAGTGCAAGTGCTGTGGTCAAGACCTAGAGAAGGGAATCTATATCATGGTCGAAGCTGAACCGTTGTATTACTGCGACACCCTGTGCTTGCGCAAAGACAAGATGGGTGTGTATAATAACAAGAAAGTCTACTTCACCTTAGCGGGGTATTGATATGAAACAGCGATATAAAGCACAGAAGATTGGTGGTTATCTGAACGAAGAAACGCTTGAGTATGATGCAGACCGTTGGTGCGTTATGGACGGTACTTATATCATATCCGAGTGTGATGTTCAAGCCGATGCCCGTAAGATTGTATCGGCATTGAATATGGTTGATAATATCGTCAGCAAATGGGAGAAATAACATGGCAGAGTATAATTTCAGCGTAGATGAAAAGCACACCGTGTGGCTTCGCACGACTACCGTGGTTGAAGCGAACAGCAAGGAAGAGGCGGATCAAAAGATGTTGGAGTATATCAAAAAACTCCATGCCGAGGGCGACCTGTCCGAGTTGTATGACTGCGGATACGAAACCAATACTGAATCGCTCGAAACCATGACGGTTGACGAGAACGATGGTTGTGCTACCATTGAGGTGATGGATGAAGACTATCAAACCCTTTGGAGTAATCGAAATGGCTAAGTGGATTGTTACCGTGGTTGAAACCGTTACAAAGTATGTGGAAGTTGAAGCCGACAACCGTGAAGATGCAATTGATTGTGCTGAACAAGCAAACGATGAAGATTTTTACGGTCATTATTGGGATGAAACAAAGGCGATTGATGCCGAGACGATTGATTTCGAGGAAACAACATGAAACCATTAACCAAACAGCAACTGGAATCCTTCGAGTGTCTGTATCTGCGCTTGGAGCCTGAGAACCTAACCTGTGATGGTGAAGCATCACGCACCGAGGTGATGCACCGTGAACGCCAGATCAAGCGTGAATGGAAAGCCCTGGAAGCCCAGGTTGGTTATAAGGTTCCTTATGATCAGATCGAGCAGTTGATCTGTGATCATTGGCGAAAACGGGCGTGAAAAAAAGCTAGAAAATTTCGCTCGAAAAAGCTAGAAAATTTTGGTACAAAAAAAGCCCCGTTGATCGGGGCTTTTTCGAGTGAAGCATAACGGGGTTAGTACCCCGTCATGTCCTTCAGTTCCTTCTTGATACGCCTAGCGACTGCCCCTCGCCATGTGCCAGCGTTGGCGAGGAAGTACATGACCACCGATTTGGCGGAATCATCGTAGTAGTTTTCACGGATACTGCCGAGGGTAGCCATCGCCTGAAGATACGGGACGGCAGCGTAGTTGGGCTTTTTCCAGTCGGAACGGATTTCGCTTGCAATGACAAAGATCGGACGGCTCATGTGTGTTCTCCCAAACAGTTAATGTGGATACAGCAAGGACAGCTTACAACGAAAAGACCCACCCCGTCAACAGGGTGGGTCATGATTGGTTCAGGTTGGGCGGTCACCCGTATACGCAATGGGCGTGACCGTCTTCGTGGGCTTCCGCGATACCATCGCGCCATGACGCTGGGGCGCGATTCGCATACTGGCGAGGGGTCAACCGATGGACATAGGTCGCGCCCTCTGCCGAGTCGTACAGATAGTTTTCGAAGGCATCGAAGGCGGTGGCGTTCATCATGCGAGTGTAGGTGCGCGTACAGTGGTCGCAGTCAGTCGTACTGACATAGATGAAGATTTTGCCGTTCAAGGGAGCTAAGGAGTCCATGACGGACTCCTCAGCACGAGCATTGATGATCTGGTGGATGTTCATGCTTCACCCCGATTCAGTTTGGCGATCGCGTAGTCGAGGTGGGCAAGCACCTCAATGTCCTTCAGGGTGCGCTTCAGACCCAGCTCATCCTTCACGATGGCGGTGGCACTACGACCCCTACGGGTCATGCCCAACACTTCCATTTTGACTGCGCCACGCAGAACGGCGAGGCGGTAAATTTCGATAGCGGTTTGGTCATTCAATACGGTCATGGTTTATCTCCCAATGTGGCTTGGCGGATGTGCCTCACCTATGACCAGTATAGCCACCAATCTTGAACATTGTCTGAACGACTTTTAGACCCTATTGCTTTTGTCCGAGATAGGACTATACTGTTCACAGGTCAAGGCAATTCCGCCTGACCACATTGGGAGATAAACCATGAACAATCAATCCGCTTTCATCGCAGACGCAACCGCCTTCACAGGTATCGGCACTTACGCTTCTATGACTCTGACCACCAATCCGAAACTGTTGGTCAAGAATCGCACCACCAAAGAACCGCGCCCTTTCATGTCGTTGACCAAGGTTCAAAAATTCGTGAATGCTTTACTTGGCGCGGAGTACGAAGCGCGTGTCCTGAAACAGCGTGAGCGTGAGAATGTCGAAGGCGAGTTCACCGCCGAAAAAGCATCAGGTCGCACTCGCATCAACAGCCTGTTGTCGCACAAAGACGACAACCCCGAACAGCTTTACCTGTCGGTTTACATCGACAAAGCCACCTTTAAGCACACCACCTACCACGATGAAAACGGCAACCAGTACACCTACGAACAGGTGCAGGATTTCCTGCCACCGCCGAAGCGCGGAAACGACAAGCAAGGACTGGAACACGAGATTAAAGTCATTGCCCCGAAGCTTGAGAGCATCACAGAGATTACCACCTTCGGGAACACCTACTAAGCCACCAAACCGAGCCACCAAGCCCCGCGCCAAGCGGGGCTTTTTTTATGCGACTTTATGCAACAAATATGCCAGGCGATTTCGGCAGCACTACCCAATCCACCAGACCGCACAGAACAGCCCACACGCCCACGAACCCCGACCCTGTACCCACCCACCACCCCAACCCTGATATGCCCACACGCGCCCACACAGTGCCACTACGGGGCATATGACACCCCCCCATTGGGGCTGTGCCGAGAGGGGGGGTAGGGGGAAAATTCAGGTACTGTTCAGGTTGGGGGGTGGGGGCATAGCCAAATCGGGTGGTGTGACACTTAGAAACTTTTTTGGATCCCCACCCCACCAAAATTTTTTTGGGCAAAAAAACACCCCCACAGAATGAAACCCAACGCCCTCAAAAATTTTTTTTGGGCAAAAATCTCGTCCCAGGAATCACCTATTCTTCTTATGAATCGCACCGATCTTGAACAGGGTCGCCCGATCTGGGTTCAGCGCAATATAATGACGAGACAACCAGGGCGTGTGGTTATTACTGATCTTCCAAGCACCGTTACGTTCATACAAAGGGGTTTCGTGTCTGATATACTCGACAATCGCCTTACTCGAATATTGTCTCAGACCACGGTCCCACGCCCTGTTCGCTTCGTCTTCGAAACGTTTCCATAAATGGGGGTTTTCTTCCAGAAACACCTGAAAGACTTCGGGGTAATTATTCATATCATTTCTCCTTGATCAGCAGCTTGTTTAGTTTTGATGTTCATCACTTCTTTCCTCTGTATTCCCAATATTCACTCTCTGAACCCAACAGGTTCCCCTTTCGCCACACACTCTCAAGCCAGCGACAACTCCCGTCTTCTACGACCACGGGATACCAGGCGAACCAGGTATGCCAGACTTTCAAGATTTTTTGTTTTTGCTCGTTTGTTCCGCAATAGAATCTCATCGATCACTCGTCCCGATACACTTCATCGTTCATCTGGGGTGTGCGTATATTCGGTTGGTTTATCTTACTCAACAAAACATCACGTTCTGCAAGAAGCTGTTTGATGATCTCAAAGGCTTCTTCTTCGCTTTCGGTATACCGTGTATTGTAGCCCCAAATTATTGCTCTTTCTTTAATGTTCATCAAGTCACCTCGAATTGTTGGTAGGAGTGGTAGTTACAAAGAAGCCCTTCATGCCATGACTGGACCCAGGCATCTGCTTTTTCTTCAGTATCGACAACCGCGACCACATCCTTCCTGAAAGAGACATAATCATCATAAACCCTGAAGCAAATATAAACTGTCATTTTTTGGTCACCTTGTATCCATTTTTCTCAAGATATGAAATGGTTTGTTGGATATCTTCTGCAATTGCCATTTCTTTTTGTTCCGTATCAAAACGCTTCTGCTCTTTCTCACACTTGGTGACCCAGGGCTTCAATGCTTTTTGAAAGATTTCAACATCTGCTGCTTCGCTAATCGCTTCTTCCAGATCAATACGACCACTCTCCAGGTTGAATTTGATATCTTTAGTGAACTTCTTCATGAATGCCTGGTTGTTGAGCAGTTCAGTAATCAGAACATCCGCTGAGGGAACCCCAACCGCATCCAGAACCTCACAATCGAAGTCCTCATAAAGACACCATTCAAGACCATGACGAATACCGTCTTTTAAAAGTTTATTTGCAATGTCAATTTCAATTTTCATCATCGTTATCCACCTTTTCTCGTTTTTCTCGTGCTCTTTTGATCCAAAAATCTGCTGTCGATAGGCTTCCATCGATCACAGACTTCGAAACATCCAAATCAAACTCTGCCTGAAGTAAGGTTTCATGCAGCCCAATAAAAAAGTTACGCTGATCATCATCCAGGTTTTCGATATGTTTGTCAAATGCCCGACTTCTGACACAAACCCTACAGTCACACTGCTTCATAAGCCATTCTCCGTGTACTAAATAGCAATATAACCCAAATAACGGCTTATGTCAAGCCCCAAAAACCCTAAATAGTACACACCCCTGGAGAAACCCCATGAATGACTTTATTAAAAACCTTGTTAACTATGTGATCGAAGCCAAAATTACGAACTACCGTGGCGATCAGAGCGCAGAAACCTACCGTTTGTCCCGAATCAACCGTGAAATAAGCCCATCGGATGCCCCAGCCGACAAAGGCTCGAAATTCGCCAAAATCAATGCCGATTATAAAGAAGAAAAACGCCTAGAACGCGCCCCTCGCGGTCCACAGACCCGTAAAAAGCCAATGGAAGAAGGCACAAAGTATGCAATTAGAGTACCAGCACAAGTAAAAGAACCTGTACGTGACACATCATCAGGTCAAGTAAAGTATGGTATTAAAGTACCAGCGAAACCTCAAGAAGAACCTGTACGTGACACATCATCAGGTCAAGTAAAGTATGGTATTAAAGTACCAGCGAAACCTCAAGAAGAACCTAAAAAACCAGAACCCAGAAGAGGTTATTTGGTTCGTAAGCCAGTGGAAGAAGGCGCACAGGTTCCAAAGGGTGCAGTCACTGGTCCAGTACGTCAACCAACCATTATTCAGAAGCAACAAACCGCAAACCCGTCTTCATCTGGTTCAACACTCCCACTTGGTAAGAAAAAGGTAGGAGATCCAGCAAGCAGAGCAGACTGGGCTGCTCGTAAAGCTGCAATGGACAAGGCGATTGACGGCTAAGGAATAGACATGGCAAAAATAACCACTATCAAGAAAGCTGCTAAGAAAAAGAAAATGTCCAAACAGGACGAAAAGCAGATCAAAGACCACGAAGAGCGTGAAAAAGCAGAGAAAGGCTATGACGATGATGCTATTCGCTATGGTATGAAAGAATCAGCATCGTTTGACCACGAAAAATATGACAAAAATATTTTAGATAAAGTAAAAAGCCCAAATGCTAGTCTAACAGATCTGATGAGTGGTGTAAAAAATTCAAGACCAGGAATAGCATTAGCTGCTCTAAAACATAAAAACGGAAAACAAGAACCGACTAACATGCCGCATTACTCTGAATATGAAGGTTCTATTGCCGATGTAGCAGCAAAACATGAAGATCCTGAAGTAGCAATTGCAGCATTAAAACATCCAGTTGCTAATGAATTTACAGCATTAATCGCTGCACACCATAAAAATCCAACAGTTGTAATGTCAGCTGTAAAAAGTAAACACGCTAGTGAAGATGTTTTACACACAGCTATAGATAGACATAAATCAAATAACTCTTATTCTAGTAATTATATCGTAAAATCAGCAATTGCGAAATTAAAAAATATTAAAAATAAAGAAGATGTTTTTGAACAGTCTGTCTATGACGCTAAACCAAAGCAAAAAACAGAAGTTAAAGTAACCAGAATCACAGATGGTAAAAATACAAACTACGTATATGCAATGCGCGGTAGACGATTAGGCGATAGCACTCCAGCACACCGTGAGTTTGCTCGTATTCGTATTGGTGATACAGAACTGAAGAAGAAAGAAAACCCTGGTCTGAAAGAAGAAAAAGAAATAACTTCTAAGGTAGTAAAGGGTGTTGTGCATATCAACGACAAACCACTTAATCATTCTTCCGTTGAAGTTGATGGTGTTGATAAGAGAGACTATCCAGATTTTGCAGATGCCTACACATCCCGTGCAGAGTTCAAAGATGGATCTGAGCTTTCTCACGAAGAACTCGAACACCTGGACATGAACCACCCAGAAGTGGCTCATGAAGCAGCACACGAGTCTATTCGTGGTGGTTATACAAAATTAAGAGAGAATATCATCCAGGTCATGGAAGCCAAGAAAGCATCAGGCACACCAAAAGAGAAAAGCAATCCTTGCTGGACTGGATACACTCAATACGGTATGAAGATGAAGAAAGGCAGAAGCGTACCAAACTGCGTTAAAGACAAGTAAAACACACTTTTATTATGTACACAATTTATCTGATAGAAAATAGAGTTGATAGAACAAAGACGCTTGTTATTTCTGACAAGCGTTTTTCTTCGTTTGTGGCTGATATCGAGGATCGAAAGACAAAGAACATTGAAGAGCTTCAGTCCTCACCAGATCTGGCGTATTTGCAGAGTAGACTGCCATATTATCTGAAAACCTACAAGATAGATCAAACTGCAATCAAAAACCCGCACCACATAAGAATAACCTCAGAGGATCGCAGAAGGCTTCGAATTAAGATAAAAAGAAAGCCTTTATCCGAAGAATCAAGGAAAAGATATTCGGAAGTCAAGCTTGGTGAAAAGAACCCGTTTTACGGTAAAAAACACTCTGCCAGAGCAAGAGCCATAAACAGCATGAAGCGTAGGCAGAGAATTGCGCAGCCACACGCCATGCCACACAGACAAGAGTCGAAAGATAAATACAGAGAAAGCAGAAAAAACTGGAAGCCAAACACGGGCAAGAAGTGGGCATATGACCCCTACACCCTGGAAGAGAAGTTTACAGATGCAAAAAATCCATTGCCACCTGGATGGGTTTACGGAAGATCTCCAGCTTTTGGCGATTTAATGGTTGAAGCAAACGCAAAAAGGAAAAAAAGATGAAAACATTTAAAGAATTTTTTGTTGAATCAGTTGGTGGTAAATTAATCGGCAAAGTCGGTGATTATAATATCCATCATGATAAAGATAAAGAAACATACCATGTGCAAAATACAAAAAATCCAGAAACATCATTTCGTGTGACACATGACGATTTTGATACAGATCGTGTTGAAATGCCAAGACGTGGTTCTGGTGATACGTTGACCGATGAAGTTAAACATTCTATGTACAAGCATGTTCACAATCAAGTTAAAGATTATATTTCAAATAAAATTGATTCTAGTTCGGTTGCTGAAAAGATCAATAGACACCTAGAGCCAGTTATCGCTGATCATGCTGATGCTATAGCCGATCAATATGATTATGAAGATACTCTGAGAAGACTACCACGATGATAACATTCAAACAATATCTAGAAGAATCCGATAGACAAGAAACTATCGACAAGCTAAAAGCACACCTGGATAGTGGTGCAACAGCACACATCACATTCCAGAAGGCAGATGGTTCAGAAACAACCCGTCATGCCACATTGAATCCAGAGCACATCAACCAGGGTGGTGGTGACGGTAGAAAGACCGAAACAACACGACCTTCGTCAAAGACCTCAATGTCGTTCTACAGTATCGATGATAACGGCTGGAGAGCGTTTAACCATGATCGACTGGTCAACTGGAGACCACATCTTGGTGCAGTAAGACATAAACCAAAAGATTAAGCGAACCTAAACCCTTCGTAGCCCAGGATGATCTTCTTGATCTGATTGGGCTTTATTTTTGTGTAAATGGTGTCTTCTGGAAACCCCTTATATGGTTCGCCATTTACGTAATAACCTGATAGCGGTTTGATCTCACCATCAACTTCTTTCATGGTGCAGCCGTACATGAAGGTTCCGTCTTCTTTGTAGACGTTTGCTAGGAACTCTCCATCACTGTATGGCTTACAACCAGTTTCATAAAGGTACTTGACATAAAGACCACGCTCTCTGCCGTGGGCTTCTATCTCCCAGGGAAGCTCGTGATAGTTTCCGTCAATGTTATCCATGACTGACACATCGAACTTATTGGTTCGTTTCCAGACCATCGTGTTGTTTCGCATGTTCTGACGCAGCTCACCTTTGGCATACTGCTTGACATGAACCATTTCGTGGGTCAGACATTCGATGAATGGTAGGAGATTTAGATTCGAGTCGATGGTTATGGTGAACTCACGAGGTGGCGTGTTTCCATCAGGAAACTCCCAGTCGGTAAAACCATCGGTTAGCTGCTCGTGTAGGGTAGGGTCAAATACAAATTTAACCTCAACCAGGTCAGTTAGTTTTGGTCCGAGAAGGTAATTGCCGAGCCACTTACCATACTGACGGATAACCTTCTTTTGGAGCTTAGACCCGCCCTTGATCTTGATAAACATATCATGCCCCGTGATAGTTAGAGAAAACCTCTTTGACTCTATTTAGGTAATTCGCGGTTTTCCTGACAAATATCTGGGGCTGATTCTCAGTTTCCACAGCAATAATGACAACGATTTGTGGGAAAACAAGTCCTTTCATCTCGTATACGCATTGGGCATAGGTGGCACACTGGATGAAGTAGTTTTCGATCCAGTCCTCTTTCTTTGGCTTGTCTGAGCTTTTGTAGTCCAGGATGCTGTTGACCCCATCGAACTGGCAAAGCAAGTCTGCTCGACCCGCAGTTTTCAGCCTGTGGGAAGCCAGACAAGATTCCATATTATAGACAAGGTTAAGACGCTCGTCCAGGACAGGTTTGATCTGCTTGAACAGCGGGATGATATTTGGCATATTTGCAGCCACAACTTGTTCCATGTTCGGTGTGTTACCAACATAGTCCTCACAGAGCTTGTGCATGGCTGTACCACGCGATGCAGCACGTCTGGCGATGATCGCAGCTTCTTCTTCCCCAACCCTGGCTTTCCACTCGTCAAGCTGTTTTTTGCCCAATGTGGAAAGAACCGTTGTCACCGAAGGATAGTGTTTACCATCTACACTATAAAAGCGTTTGCCTTCAATGTATATTTGTGGGAAGTCTGGGAAATCGTATGGTTTATGCTCAAAAGTTTTATACATTAAAAAGTATTCACTGTGTTGTTTTTTCCAGAACGTCCTTTGATAACCTTCAGTATATCACGAAAACCCTGAGCTGGCTTTTGGCTCGTACCAGAAACAACCGCAGGGGTAGCTTCGTGGTGTCTTATGATATTTGGGTTTTCCTCTAGATAAGTATCCAGAGCAGACATACTCATAAAACTATCGAAGATCTCTTCGGTTTCGGTGTTCTTGAATGTGTAGGTTGGCATTAGTAATTCCAGTCAATGGTTTCATCATATTGATATTCTGAGTGAGTTAAAAGTGAGTATGTATTCTTAGATCGCAGTGCGTTCTTCACATACTTCTCTTCCTTTGCCTCTGGTCTAACGTTTACAAATTTTGGATCATCGATCCTATTTTTGTTCTGGTCGTTATACGATCTCTTTTTTATCGTCATTTGTATCATCCATTTTTATTCTACCTTGCCAAGCTTTAGCGAACAAAGACTTTGGAAGTCCTTTGTACGGAAGCTTGTTTGCCTTGACAGCTAGAATTAACTTAGCATCTTCAGGGTCAATACTTTCCAGAAATTCGATGAACAGAACTTCTCTTCGGAGTTTAGTAAGATTTGGATTACCGTCTTTCATAAACAGATACATTCTACGGAACTCAGATTGCAGTCTGTTTTGTTGATCTGGATATGGGTTTGGCTTGTATGGTGGATCACCTTCTGGGAGATCCCAGGGCGCATTCTTGTCAAATGCCAGGTTGATAAGAGTGCATAGATTTTCAGAGCCATGCTTGCGAAGCATTCCAATCTTTGCTTCTTCAGTCTTTTGTTCGGATACTAATTTTAGTATCTCAGCGTAACCAAGTTTCATTAAAAGTCACCTATTGAATCCATAAGATTCTTGATATTGTGGTTGATAAAGTAATCAAACAGCATTCCTCGTCCTTTCGATTTCATGCTATCAAATGTATTTAGTATTTCATTTTTCACAGAATCGGGAATACGCTTTAAATCCACCAGATCACGGTTCTGATACCAGCGGATAATCTGCTTAGAATCACAGAACTGCTCTGGGGTTTCACACTTTAACCACAATTCTAGCTTTGTTTCAAAGATCGACTTGCAGCGTTTTTTGATCACATAGGAGTTTGCATCAGACAGGATATTCGGAACCCCATCACCTTTGTCACCACGGATAATGTGCTCTTTCAGGTATCGCTCAGGATCATTCTCACGAAGGAACTTCTTCTTGACTGGATCATACTGATAGACATTCGGATAGACCTGGAGTTGCTTAAAGTCCTTGTCGCCAGAAAGAATCAACACTTTCTCACCGCCGAAGGTTTTACCGAAACGCTCGTGGACCAGTGTGCCAATGATATCATCAGCTTCTGCACGATCAATCTGAATAACTTTGTAGGGGAAAAAGTCTTTGAGTTCCTGGCGGATCTTGTTCAGAGAATTAAACACCACAGTCCAGTTGATTTCAGACTTGTCACGATCTTCCGATCTGCTGGCTTTGTAGAAAGGAAAAATATCCTTACGCCAGTAGTTCTTATCATCACAAGCAATAACAAGCTCACCATATTCACTCTTGAACTTCATATTCAAGGCACGGATGGTGTTGAGAATCATATGTCTCAACAGATTCTCGTCAATATCAATGTTCGTGTGGTTTCCAATCTGTGCCATGAGATTAGAAATCATTACTTGGTTAAGATCCAGGATTATCATCTTCATCTTCCTCACCCAACATTCGTATGGATACCATACCCTTGTCGGAACTCTCAAGCATAAAAACGCTATCGGCTAATTCGTGTAAAGCATGTTTTTTATTATACATTCTAAAAACAACACTTCGCATCGCTTCAAGAACCAACGCAACATCTTTGAAGTAATTATCGTTAGCATCTTCCAGGGAGAAACCATTCTCTATAAATTCAGCAATTAACATACTACAGATATTAGCAGAAACTTCAGACGCATAATCATCCATTTGCTCTTCTGTCATTGGTGGCATACCGAGGTTTTCTGGCTTGGATGGTATCTTTTCCGATGGAAAGCGAACTACGTTTGTCATTTGATTGCCTTTAATAAAATTGTGTCTTCGTTGATTCGACCAGTTAACTTGGTTTCTGTAGTAGTTAGCGTACCAAGAAACTTCTTCAACTGCGGTTTGGTGCAAGCCAGCATAGCCTTGAGTGCTTCTTCGGGCTTTCTGAGTTTCTTTGCAGCAGACAGATCTGAATCGAAGTTCTGGATAGTCGTACCAGCAACACTCAACGACTTTCCAATCTCAGCCTGGTACTTACCAAGCATTCGAGTTTCGGTATTGTAAACCCATAGCGTGTCACATCCGATAATGTCATGTGGCGCAACGCTGACAAGTCGCAGTGTTTCATCTGCTTTCTTGTACTTCAACTTAGACACCAACTGGACAGAAGACTTCTGCTTGACTTTCTTCGGCTTAACAGCACGGAGAACCTTCTTGTTGTTGACGTACCTATCGCAATCGTCAATGATAGCCTTGATAGTGTCCCTAAGAACTTTCAGTTCTTTGCTGGTAAATGACGAGTAGCCCTCAAATAGTTTTTTATCACCACCCAACGCACCATTAAGTTCGTCAAGAGTAGGAGCGTAGCAACTGGCAACAATACGGACAACAGCACCAGAAAGATCATTAGACCTAAAATAGTCATAAGAAGAAAAGTCAGTTGCTTTGCGGGTTTTGAGAACCAGGTCAACAACCTGATCGATATCATTAATGACTTGATTCGCTTTGTTTTCGACTCGATCACGGACGCTGACGGTATTGCCTGGTTGTTCATTAATTACTTCTACAGTGTCTAACTTTGAAATGATTGCGCTATTGATCATGTGGTGGACCATGTGAGTGTGTGCTTCACACAACTCAGTTCCATTTGTCAACATTCTGGCAAGGCTTGGGACAGTGATACCAAAATAGTTATCGCTGCAATTGCGAACACGCTGAAGATCGTTCTTTGTGTAGAACGAGTTACTCTTCATATAATCGATGATGTATTCTTTAGCACTTTTGGCATCATACATGTAGTTGTACCAAGACAAAGCTTTAGCCAGTTCCACCTTATTCGGCTGTCCAATAATGACTGGTTCAGAACCAATATACTTATCAGTAATGGTCACTCGTTTTTTTGGAGACTTCGCTTTCATAGTTATACCTTAGATAGAATAAGTAAAGTATTCAACATCGTCTTTCGGTAGATCGGTTGGTGAATCTTTCAGACTCAACAACAGGGCTTCCCATTGGCTTTTTCGATATTCCCAACTGTGTGCCATGTTAGCATAGGCTTGCTGAACGACAGCATTACGTTTGAAACCTTCGTTACTTTGTATAGTACCACGCATGATTTGATAAAACAATCCCGCATGGCGGTTTTGATCTTCATCGAAGTGGTACATAGTAGTTAGGTTGGCAGCAGTTTCATACAGTGCCCCCAGATCGGAGTGTACGCAGTTCAGACCAGCAGACATGGCTTCCATCAGCACCAAGCACGAAGTCTCAACCCAGGTGCTTGGGTAAGCCAGAATGTGCATCTTCTTGATGTGCTCACGAAGCTCTGCGTTTGGTAGCGACCCGTAGTATTCGATCTTCGGGTGCTGACGGCAACGCTCGAATAGTTCTTCGTAGGGCTTGTCGCGTTCACCCCAGCCATACAGATTGAAGCTGGAGAACACATGCAGTTTAATATTATCGTGATCTTCGGCAAGCTTCTCGAACACTGGTATAAGGATATTCAACCCGCGATGCGGAGTGGACCAGTAAGCGATATTGATAACATCGTCTGGCTTCTCCAGGGCATCAGCACCGAAAGGCTCGATAGCATTGCGCATGACCACACAGTGGCTCCACGGAATGTCGTAAGCTTGAATATAACGCTGCATCTGCCAGTTCGATACGAATACCAGCTTGTGAAACTTCTTCCAGCCACCGTTAGCCAGGTGAGCCGATTCAGGATCTTCGGGAAGGTCGTGGAGCCACAGGATTCTTACCTTGTCTTCCTTCAACTCCCTGACACGAGATCCGATGATCTGAAAACGATCCAGGAGATCTTGGTCAATGCTGTCGTGTAAACGCTTCATCATAAGTTCGGTTCCGCCCATAGCGTTCTTATTTAATTCGTTTAGTTCCATAAAAAGTCCATATTAATGCCTATGAGCCATTATAACATATAAATACTTTTGAGTCAATAAGGAGAGATCACATGGTAACAAGTAAACAAGCATTAGCCAAGTATGGCGCACCTGAATTGGAAAAAGGCATGGTGGTCTGGGATGTCCCAGCAGATATTGAAGCTGCTATTCCAACTGCCCCAAAGAGAGTCTATTGCAATAGAGATCTAGTAAAACCATTAGAACAAGCATTCAGAAATTTGATTGCTCGTGGTCTAACTAAAGAACTTAAAACCTGGGATGGTTGCTTTAACATTCGTAAAAAGAAAGGCAATGCATCACACAGCCTACACAGCTGGGGACTAGCAATTGATTTGAACGCAGCATGGAACGGTTGGAAGAAAAAGCCAACTCTGTCGGCTGGCTTCGTTAAGTGCTTCAAAGACGCTGGCTTCGATTGGGGTGGCGATTGGGTTTCAACACCAGATGGTATGCATTTCCAATTGGCTAAACTGCCATGAGATTTCCCTGGGCTATAAGTGCAATAATTGCAGTTCTGTTACTTGCTTCTTGTGAGCAACAAAAATCATACACACCGATGCAAAAAGAGCACAATAGAACTGGTGTGCCAATAACCGTAACAGTATACGAGCACGAATCGTATGGCGATGTTACAAGAGCACTACAGCGTTTTCAGAGAGAAAACAAACAACCAAGAACAACGGATCCATCTTTAGGGTGGGCTGCTTGGGATCTACACGCACCATATCAGTGTGATATTCATATCAAACCACCAGATAAAATAAACGATGATGATGTTATGACCCTGGGACATGAAATGGCACACTGTCTGTACGGATCATATCACAAGTAAAAAGAAAGCCAGCTCAATGCTGGCTTCTTTTATTTGGCTTTCGGCTTTTTCTTGGTTGCTGTAATCTTAGCAGCAACTTTTGGTTTTTTGGCAGCTGGTTTTTTTGTTTTTGCTTTTGACGTAAGAAGGTAGTGCTCTTCAGCCACGCCCTCTTTTTTCTTTTCTACGACAACAACAGGTGATGGTCTTTCATCACGGATATCGTACTTTCTCAGACCCAGCGATTTGTATACCCACTTGATAATTGACTTAAACATAGTTTCCTCAATATTAGAAATGCCCACCAGACCATTCTAGTGGGCATTTCTATTTAGCCTACACGAAGATTAGCGGTTGCTTTTCTTGGCGGTGGTTGCACCTTTCAGCGAGTACGAAACAGTACCATCATTCTTTTTGGTGCGGGTAGCAACGATTCTGTTGTTGATGGTTTCATTCAGGTCAGAAACGGTTGCGCGAGGATTCGCAATGTTGAACTTGGTGCGGATCTGCTCGACAGTCATGGAACGACCACTTTGCAGGGCTTTCAGTAATTTTGCGGATTTTGTCATGATAAACTCCATAGTTTAATTTGCCGTAATTGGCGAAGGGGATTATAACACAATGCTATCGGCTTTGTCAATCTTACCGATATTTTTCCTGGTAAACTTCACCAGGATGTTCCCATTATACCATGCTGGCGATCCGTCTGCAAGTGTTTCTTCAAGAACGTTCAGATGAAACTGCAATTTGGCTTCCCAATAATTGGTTTCACCGCGAGTCTTGCATAAGCGTATGATCTTTCTGGTAAATTTATCTTTACCAAAAACATCAATATCTTTTAATAGGATTTCACTCGACCCGTAGTAGCCTTTCCAATCAGACTCAACACGGGACTTCTTTTTCTTACCTTTAACCTGGCGAGTCTTCGCAGCAGTGAAATATTTTCTGCCGATGTATTTCTTACCCGACTCGTTGTTTTCGATCAGGTAAATAAAACCATAGTAACCATCAGGGATCTCTTCTATTGGCGATCCGTTATACAACCACATGTGAAGCTCCAGACTAAATCAGTATTTAGTCTTCGTCTTCACCATCAGATACTTCTTCGCCACAGAAAGGGCAGTAGGAAACTACCCCATCCGATAGACCATCTACGAATTCAACTGTGAATAATGACTCACATTCTTCGCATCTGTGTTCGTCCATTAGTTTTCCCTTTAAGCCCATACATCATCCCATTTTCCCGACAATGCACCACGAGCGTAGTCCGTTGCACGGTTTTCAAAGAAGTTTGTATGTGTTGGTGCGTTAATCATATGCTCGACCCAAGGTAGTGGATTCTTCTTGATACCAAAGATTCCTTTCAACCCCAAGGAAATGAGCCTACGGTCCGTAATATAACGAATGTAGTTCTTAACCTCATCTGATGTTAAATCTTCCATAGAACCCATATTGAACGACAGATCGATGAACTTGTCTTCCAGATCAACCATCTTACTGGCGATTGTGTAGAGTTGTCCCTTCAATTCATCGTTCCATACTTCTCGGTTCTCTTCTATGTATGTTCTGAAGAGTTTCACCATGTTCTCGGTGTGCTGAGTTTCATCAACAATAGACCAGGTAATGATCTGCCCCATACCCTTCATCTTACCGTGACGTGGGAAGTTCAGAAGCATGATGAAAGATGAGAACAACTGCATACCCTCAGTGAACGCAGAGAATACCGCGATGTTCTGAGCCATTTGGGATACATCACCAGTGTTCATACTCTCGACATACTCGTGCTTCTCTTTCATCGCAGTGTATTCCAGGAACTCGTTGTAGGTCGTTTCTGGAAGACCAAGCGTTTCGATCAGGTGCGAGTATGCAGCGATATGCAAGGCTTCACGGGCAGCGAAGCCAAGAAGCATCATTCTGACTTCTGGTTGCGGGAAGTGTGGCAGATAGCTGGTTACATAAGCGCCAGCAACGTCAATATCACCCTGGGTGAAGAAGCGGAAAATGTTGGTTAGAAAATATTTTTCTCCGCCAGTCAACTTGTGCTTCCAATCCTTCACATCTTCATTCATTGGTACTTCGGTATGAAGCCAGTGGCTCTGTTCGTGCTTGAGCCACGCATCGTATGCCCACGCATACTGGAACGGCTTAAAGTACGAACGATTGTCTTGTAGCGTCAGCTGCTTTGTCATTCTCTTTTTCTTCCTTTTCTTCTTTCTTGGGTGCTTCTTCTCGGATTACGGTTTTGCTTAGTGTTTTGATTCCAAGCTTCTTTAGGTTTTGTTGCATGGTGTAGCTGTTGGCATTATCGTCTAGATATAGATATGCCAGTTCATACTTACCTTTCGGTATAAACGCTGGGAAGTTCTGTACACCCGTTCCTGGCGGGAACTGAGTGTACTTCATGATCGCAGGGATTCTATAGAACGAATAGATATCAATATCATAGAAATTGCTCAAAAGATTTATCTGCCTGATGAAATCTTCTGCTTTCACATTATGAGTCCTGACAATAAAAGCCAAAGACTTACGTTGGTGTTTTACTTTATTATCAGGGTTCATATCAACCTTCACATGCTAAACAATCATTACCATCGACAATTGATTTCAAATCAATCTCTTTAATGATCTGACGCTCGATACGCTTCGATACTTTATCAGCCTTACCGATCTTTTCGGAACGGCAGTAGTACAGAGTCTTCAATCCCAACTTCCACGCCATAAAGTGTACAGCATGAAGATACTTAATGTTAGCATCTGGACGGAAAAATAAGTTAAGGGATTGACCCTGGTCAATAAAAGATTGACGATCTGCTGCATGTTCGACCAGCCAGCGTTGATCAATTTCCATTGATGTTTTAAATACATCTTTTGTATATTCATTCATCCACTCCAAGTGTTGTACAGAACCATCGTTTGCAGTAATAGAAGACCAAATATCTTCATAGTTTAATTTAGCATCCGACTCACACGCATCACGAATCACTTTGTCGAGGAACTTGTTCTTAGTGAAGTGTGCACCAGACAGGGTATCCTGGCGGTACGCATTGGCACGATAAGGCTCGATAGAAGGCGATGTGTTGCCCATGATGATCGAACTCGAAGCATTTGGTGCGATTGCTTGCATATGCGAGAAACGTTGTCCAGTGCCTTCTGCGTCTGGTGCTTCACCACGTTCTGCACCAAGCTCAAGATTAGCCACTTTTAAGAGTGATTGCATTCGACCAAAGATTCTCATGTTTGCTGACTTAGCCAAAGCAGACTCGAATGGGACACCATTCTTCTGCAAGTAAGCATGGAAACCCAAAGCACCGATACCAATAGAACGCTCACGAGCAGCCGAATACTTGGCTCTCTTGATTTCATTCGGTGCGTTATCAATGAAGTATTGTAACACATTATCAAGCATTTCTGCAATGTCTTTCAGGAACAACGGGTTATCAATCCACTCATCAAAGTATTCCAGGTTGACAGAAGACAAGCAACACACGGCTGTACGCTTCTTGTCTGTCGGTAAAATGATCTCAGAGCAAAGGTTCGACTGATGAATCTTCAGACCACGGTCTTTCAGGAACTGTGGCATTGCACGATTGGATGCATCAATAAAATGAATGTATGGCTCACCAGTCATCATTCTCAGCTCAATGATTTTCATCCAAAGATCTTTGGCAGACACAACCTCACGCACTTCCTTGGAAGCTGGGTCGATCAATTTCCATGAATCGTCTTCATCTTTGTCCAGCATACAACGCTCGATGATCTGCATGAAATCATCGGTGATATTGATACCATGATGAAGGTTCAGACAGCGAACATTCTGGTCACCAGTAGGCTTACGCATTTCCAGGAACTGAATAACGTCTGGGTGCGAGATATCCAGATAGGCAGCATAGGAACCACGGCGTGTCGTGCCCTGGCGATAAGCCAAACAAGATGCGTCATAGATCTTCAGGTGGGGCATGATGCCCGTTGATTTTTCATCAGACGCACGAATACCAAGACCAATACCAACACCACCACCAAGCATCGACAGCCAATTGGTTTCAGATAAAGTATCGACAAGACCCTCTGAGGAGTCGTGCATGTAATTCAAAAAGCAACTAATCGGAAGACCTTTCTTGGTACGACCAAAAGAAAGAATTGGGGTTGCATATGACAACCAATGTTTTGATGAATAATCGTACAGGCGCTGCGCATGTTCTGGGTTGGACGAGAACTTCGATGAAACGAATGCAAAACGTTCCTGTGGTGAAACTTCATCTGGTGTCATATATGATTCTTTCAGGCGCTTGATGCCAAGAGAATCGAACAACTGATCACGAGAATAGTCAATCTTTATCCCGTTAATTTTATCTTCCATTTACTACTCCATTATTTGATTGTATTATTAAAGCCCTTCGGAATTATGCTCTATTTTGTTTTTTTCCAAGTTTCTTTTGTAATCTTTTAGATCTGGGACAAACTGTACGTTATGTCCATTTTGTTGCATAAACTTCACAGGATTTTTAATTGTACTTTGTTTTTCTGGTTTCCCAGGGTTTTCAGAAAAAGATTCACCAGATGTTTCTATGTGTTTGAATCGTTCCTTTGGAAAAGATGATACAATAGGTCTATGAGCTTTAATTTTTTCTTTATCTTTCTCATCAAAAGCTAATTGCGAGTTTCCGTCTTGATCATAGTGTTGAACAAAATTAGTACCTCTTGGCGATGCATACGGAGCAACGCTATGAGCGTCTGTGGCAAATACACCAGTTGATTTTTTCCAACCTTTCTTTGGTGTATCTTCTTTATTTAACAAAGCAGATTCAGTCCAATCTTTTTTATGATGATATGTATTCATATTAGAACTAAAATCCGATATCTTGGTATTATCAATTCTATGAACATGTTTATCATCTGAAAATTCTTCTTCGTTTAAGATAAAAGATTTAAATGATTTCATTTGTTTTCCTTGTTTTATTTTTTGTAAGACCAACAGCTATGATCATCAATCAACTGACGGTGCTGTATCCACTGTCGGAAGTTGCCAGACCACGCATTACCTTTATTGTCAAATCCAGTCGTTCCTTTCACCTGAATGTCACCAGCCATACCATAGGTCAGCGGTGTAGCTTGATGCTCGAATGGCGAAGCGTGAACTGGTTTTGATTCTACCAGACGCTTGAAGATATCACGAGCCTTTTCAAGCGAATCATCTAGTCTGCGGTACGATACCTGAGCGCAGCACGATGATGAAATAGCCAATGCGTCTTCTAGGCTTTCTTCCGTATTAGGCGACCAAAATCCACTTCTAAAATATGGAACATGCCATGCTCCTGGATTTAGCTTGATGGGAACGGATTTTGTGTACTCTTCCCACATCACTCGCGCCAGTTCGTGAATCTCTGGTTGCGCGTCAGGATGATTGCGCAGCCAGAAGAAGTTGTCAAACTCCGTAGCAGTACAAACAACTTTGATCATAGTGAATGGTTCAAGGATGCGATTGACTAGCTGTTTGTGATAGCCAGCAAACGCATAACGATTAGCGTATTCAACCGCAGACTTCATAGCCTGCAACCAAATCATCGTTCCTTCTTCTGCGCTTAGTTCTTCCTTCGCACTCATTCCTGGCTGGTTCTTGCCCCAGTGAATAGGTTTGGCTGTATTGCTTTCTACCAAGTCAATCATCTTGCTGACTGGAATGGCACGGGAACTGGCTGCGTTGCGCGAGAACAGGCGATGCGTCATGAATTCAGCATGGATGAATCGCGGGTACTCAAGTTCAAATGTAGTTATACGAACATCATCTGGCGAGATCGAATCCGCAATAATTGTTGCTGATATGTTTCCTTTGCCTACCATTATGAAATAACCTTTGATGAAGGCATGATGATACCAGCACCAAAGATACGATCATATTGAGCCTTAAACTCTTCGGCTGGATCAATCACAAAGATGATGTGTTGATCATTGAAGCGGATTTCTTTTACTTCGGTATAGGATGGGTAAGGAACAAACCCAAATGTATTTTTGGTTGGGTCTGCTTTGCTAGGCAGCATTGCCAGCTGTACAGGGTTCTTCAAGTCCCACCAATCTCCTTTGTTTCCAACGACTTCAGCGATGATATCTTCGCCAGTGATCAATCTAAATGCCTTGATTTCCATTAACACCTCTTCCAATTATTTAACATTAATTTTGCTTGTAAACCTGAATAAGTACAGTCCTTAATCATTTGCTTGATTTGGTAAGGTTCTATACCGCCAAGGACCATATCATTAATATCTTTGTATTCCAAAGATGAATCCCAGATTACCACATTATAACCCATATCGATGGATTTTTCAACCTTCTTCATGATCTCTTTGTTGCGTGGCTCGTTGTCATAAACCATAACAACATTGCCAGGTTTGATATTTAGCAGATCGATGTTTCCATCAGAACCAGCCATAGCCAACGAGTTGGAAATGAACATCGCATCAATCGGACCTTCAAAGATATACACAGGATTATCCACATCCACCGTGTCGTAGTTAAACACTTTCGGGTGAGATGGATCGAGAATAATTGTAATGTAACGCACACCGTCTTTTGCGAAGGAACGACCTTGGAAACCAAACACCTTGTTGTTCTTATCAATAAATGGTATAATCAAACGTGGCTCATCATTCTCAATAACTGGGTACTTCCCTGGAACGAGATAATTGACAAACGCTTTGAATTTGGATGTATAAAAGAGCTTGGCGTGATAGGGGTTTGGTATCTTCCTGTTCACCACATACTGTTTCGCAGGGTGATCCCATTCAAGCTGAGAGATCTTTTTCAGCTTGCTCATCGGACCTTCCGTGACGAACTTAGGCTTCTCGAACACTGCGGTTTCAAGATTCTTCTTTAGTGGTTCTAGTTGCTGCTTTTCCATGAAGCGTTCAGTCATGTACTGCCCATGCAGACCAGGCTCAACCGTTTGAATGAACCGACTGAATCGCATGGATTGATTGCAGTTATGGCAATAGAAGAACAGGCTATCTTCTTTCTGGAGTAGATAACCTCTAGTCTTCGTTTTCTTCTTTTGGGAGTCACCGCACAAAGGACAACGGAATATTGCGGTGTATGGTTTCTGTTTGGTTACCTTGAATCGCGGTAACGCGAATGAAAGCATGTTAGCGTATTTAACGTCAAGCCAAAGCATAATATATTAATCAGAATGAGAACACCCCAATTATACCAGGATTTTGGGCTTTGTCAAGCCCCAAAACCCAATATTTTAAATATATCAGCAACCCCAAGCAGATACCCAATAACGGTTGCAGCACCCATAATCATCCAGACTTTCTTGGACATACCATCAAGTTTCTGATCTATCTTATCAAAACGATCATCAAACTCTTGTTTTAGTTCAGACTTAACCGCATCCAATTTATTTGTTCTGTTATCCATAACTGAATACAAGTCCTCTATCCCATCTTCCAGGAATGAAATGCGTTGTTCTTGAAGAACAGTAACTTCACGCATCGCTGTTAGTACGTCCGATAATTTGTCTATTGCTTTGTCTAATCTTTGAAATATCTCGTTTCCGTTTTCTAGGTCTTTTTTGATCAGGGCGATTTCTGTATCAACATTCATTTTTTATCACCCTCTTCAACTTGCTTGGGTTTAGGCTCAGAATTGGCTTTCATGCCAAGAGCAGCACCACCAGCAGCCAGAACGATACCAAGACCAGTAGCCCAATCCATAGGTACGAATTTACCACCCATGCTAATATCATACACGGATAAACCAAAATAGAAAAAGGTACCTATAGTCCACAGAATACGACCAATGTCAAGGGACTTGTTATCAGCACCAGTAAATGCGTTGAATAGTAATTCTCGTATGCGTTTAAACATATGACCCCCGTTTGTGGATCATAATGTAGTCAAAATCTTTATGTAAATCAATCGATATATTTAGCGTTTTATTTCTTTTGAGCTTGTTGTTCTTTGATGAAGCGAACAAGCTCGTTGTGAATCGTTGCACAGTCAGCGTACTGTTTATTCAATTCACTTTTAGCCAAATAATAATCCTTTAGAGGGACACCATTAGCCTGGGCATCGACCACAAGCTTTTGGATTTCAGGACACTCAATGAGAGTGTTGGCTGGATAATCAGGCATGTCTACCTTTGTCTGGCAAGACGCACCACTGAGCATTAAAAGGACTGGAATAGCGTAAAAAATTTTCATATTAAAAATCTCTAGATTTCTTTAATTCGTCTGGGTCTTTTATTTTAGCATTTTCAAGATCATCATGACTAATAGTATGTGTTTTGATTGTTTCAGCACCAGCCCAATGTTGTTTTGCTACTCTATGAGAACCATCTATTATCCAACCATCTGGGTGTAACAGTACAGGATGTTGTGTATCAGCTCTCATTGTTCTTTCTTTAAAAGAATCACTAGGATTTTTTAAATTATCAGAAAAATTGCCTTCTTTTGTACCTAAATCCGAATTATTACTTATAACTTGGTGAATTGGTGTATCATTTGGTTTTCTTTTTGAAACAGCTTGAACTAATTTATTAATACTATAATGATTATCACCATCGCTATATGTACCTGGTACAAATGCTTCTTTAATAAACATCTTAAATGATTTCATATTAGTCATTTCTAATTTGTTTGTTGAAACCATCAATTTGATCGTTTTGAATAATAATACCAGACTCTGGGATAATGCAAAGTTCGTAGACTGGCTTCTCAACTTCTCTGTATTGCTTTTCTATTGTCTTGGTGTGAATAACATCATTCTTACCAACAGACGCAAGAACCTTTTCAGATAATTCGTTATATTTTTTCTCGGCTTCTTTACGAGCCTCTACCTGAGCTTTAAGCTCTCTGGATCCAGCAGCCTCAACAAATGTTGATTTCAGTTTGTATCCCGAAAAAAAACTTATCCCCATCAGGATGAAGAAAGTGATTATTTTGATCTGTAGTGCATATAGCTTATAATATTCAAGAATCATCTCATGTACCCAAAGCCTATCAGCTTTCGTCCTTTTTTGTTTTTTCTTTTGTGCTTTTTGTGTGCTCTTGGTGGAACTCCTGGTTCACCATCAGGACCGACACCAACACCAGCGATATTACCAGACCCAACAGCATTGGCAGCTACACCCTCTTCATTAATTATTTGTCTTAACGTCTTCATATTTGGCTTAGGTTTGCCTCTATTACTGGATCTGAAATGATCTCGTTTGTTTTAATATTCTTTCCTCGAACCTGGTATACAACTTCTGGTAGCATTCCAAGATATTCAAGAAAAGGTTTCAACATAGTATCATATTCACCAAACTTCAAAAACAACATCCTGGCAGTAGCTTCTGGTCCAAACACATTACTGATTAAAATAATATGATTTAGGATCAGCTTTTCTTTCAGTATGTCATAATCCTTATATCTTTTAAACAATCTTTTTATGTACTTGAATGTCAGCAAATCTTGATGAAATTCATCCATACTAAAACACTGCGGATTATCATAATGTTTTGCAGCATAAAGTAAAAAATTACTATCAGTCAAGTTATCAAATTTCATAGTTTAGAATGCGGAAAGTGACACTCTCTTTAGAACATTATTAGAAGTTGCGATATAAAGATAGTCTGAATCATAGAAAAACGTACCCTGCGTAACAGTAATTGTACTGTTAGCAGGGGTTTGTTTTCTACGAACAACTACTGTATTAGCCGATAGAACCGCAGCGTTTGACAATGTTAAATTAGAACTGCAATTGGTAAACAGGTTTGAAACTGTTACCTTTCTTGAGGCTGGTGTACCAGAAGGATCATCTACAATGTATAGAAGATCCTCTCCAGCTGGAGCCGTAAGCGCAGTTAGCTCAGAAACCTTTTTGGCTCTATCGCTCATTTATTAAGCGTCCTTGATGTAGGTATCGTCAGATGCGTCAGTTGTTGGACCGTTCAGTGTAGCAAGAACTTCGTATTGAACACGACCAGCGCGACCACCAGTACCTTCAGTACGGATAACCCAACCAGTATGTGCAACTTTGTCTTTTAGACCGCTGACAACAGCAACAGCGGTTGCGGTTTCACCACGTAGGCTGTGACCAGCTTCATCAGCGACAACGATTTCCAAGTTAGCAGCAGTGCCACCTTTGGTCGAAGATATCTTAACAGCAGTTGTGTTTGCTGCAACGATATAATACTGACTACCTGAAGCCAATGGCGACAGAGCAGTATTACCAGCAGCAACACTGTAAGTGACATAATCGCCAACACGGAAAATGCTGTTTGCAGTTGAGATCAGAATAGCATCTGCTGCTGCGTCAACACCCTGGGTGTTTGCATTAAACGACTTAACAGCTGGCGCAGCGATAGAGACCGATGGGCTTGTGGTCAAGCCTGTGGTGGCTACGTTGATGGTCAGAGCCGAAACCTTACCAGAGTTGTTGACAGTCGAGTTGGCAACAGTGACGTTAGCAGCACCAGCAATGGTGACAGTAACGACTGCGTTGGCAGAGTAACCTGAACCTGGGCTAGTAACGGTATAGCTAACAACAGCACCGTTGGAAACCCCAATTTCGGTTGAGTCTACGCCAAATTGACCGACCTTCATGCCAGTGACAAAAGAGTTGAGAGTTGTGTTACCAAACAGATCAGTCTGATTACCTGTGTTTGGTGTCTTGTTGAATTGGGCTGCTGCGAAAATGCAAGAGTTCGAAGCGGTGTCTGTGTTACCCCATAGAGCCATGTTGTATTACTCCTATTTTAAAAAATGTTCTGTGTATTTAGACGGTTTTGAAACGTCAAGTTTATCCGAATACACAGTATTTATAATTTTCTGCTTCACTAAAGGTTTCACGACCTGTTTTGGTGGTTCTACGACAGGATCTTCCTTTTTTCTCAAGTCAGAAAGCGATTTTACTTGTTCACGAACTGGTTCAACTCGTGGGTTTAGCACGGGTGCGTTTTTACCAATAATAGTCACTTTAGCGTTTATTGCCATTTCTTATCTCTTCAGTTTACCCTTCTTCAGAACCTTGCGGATCAATTTACGAAGACGCTTGGTGTTATCGGATGTTGCTGTTCTTTCACCTGGCATAACGTCCTGGTGTCTGCGGATAAGGCGAACCTTCATCTTACCAACAACCTCGCCACGCTTTGGTGGGGCGCGATAGACTACGGGCTTACGGGTGGCATCTGGCATATAGGCTTCGTCCAGTTTCTTGAACTTGGAATTAGCCGATCTTTCTGGGCTGCTGTGATACCACTTTTTCACATCTGGATCCCAACGCATACCCTCTTCTTTTGCAGCGTCTTTTTGCTGAAAAGAAACAGCGTGATAAATCTTCTCTGTGGATCTTGGTAGAGCTTTTCTTCTACCGTTATCCTTGTAGCCATAACCATACTGTTTGTTTGGATAGACTCTTTCGTTTTCGCCAGTCTTAGGGTTTACTCTGTAACCATCACCACGCTCATCAACACCCTCATCGGATGCACCGCCGATCCAACCAACGCCTGGAGACCAAGTTGCGCCTTCTTCGATATCAACAGATTCATACTGCATGAAACGGATGCTTCCAGCACCACGCTCACGAAGCTGTCTCATGACTCGTGCTTTGGCGAAGGTATCTTTACCCTTATAACGATAGACGTTTGTCTTCTCGGAACCATTGATAATATACATTACTTTGAACTTTTTAAATCTTTCTTCTTCTTCCGAAATATATTCCTCACGAACACCAGTACCTGTAATGTTTGTTCTTAAATCTCTACCACGAGCACGACCACCAAAACCAAATGGTATTTTTGGTGGTACTACTGGTGGTGGTTTTGTTCCTGTTGGTGTTTTTGGTGGTGCTGGTGGTTTTATATCTGTTTTAGTTTGTGTTACGACCTTTGTTGAAGTTTGTGGTACAACTACTATTTTAGTTTGTGGAACAGGCAGTGTTTTAGTTTGTGGTACGACTTCTGGTTTAACCAGTGGATTAGTTTTTGGCACAACCAGTGGTTTAGTTTCTGGTTTAACTTCTGGTTTAACCAGTGGTTTAGTTTCTGGTTTAACTTCTGGTTTAACCAGTGGTTTAGTTTCTGGTTTAACTTCTGGTTTAACCAGTGGATCAGTTTTTGGCACAACCAGTGGGTAAGTTTTTGGTTCAACAAATGGTTTAACTTCTGGTTTAACTGGCTCTTTAAATGGTCTTTGATCTGGAGCTGGTTTTGCTGGCGATGGCTTTACTTGTGGTGCAAACAATTTTCTCATGTCATCTGAAATTGATTGTCTACCCAGATTAAATTTATAGTGTGCAAGTTGTTCTGGATTCAATGCTTTTTCATTTTGTTTTAACCACTGTGCAGCAGCATCAAGTTCAGCTTGACTTGCTTTTGGTGGGTTAATACCAATAGAACGAAAAAGATCATCTATAGGATTTTTAATAGCTTTTTCTAAAGCATCATCAACACCCTTAGAAATGCCTTTTGGTATAGGCGCAGCTTTTAAAACATCTCCTTTGCCTTCTTTAATATTTCTTTTTTTAAGAAGCGCTTTTATGATATCTAGTTTAGACATATCAATCCCCGTCAATTATTTTTAGTTTACGTTGAGCTTTAAGACTTCTGGACATTAAGTACCCTTTGACATTATCAATATCACGATCAGTGTCAGGATTAGTCAGAGACTTTGGTGGTGTCTTAAAGCGATTATCATTGACACCATCAAATGTGGTGTCAAATGTTGGTTCTGCTACTTTTGATTTGATGAAATCAAGATGTTTTGCCAGGTAAGAGTGTTCTTTTCCAAGACCAATCTTATCAGCATATTTCATAGCACGGTCATACATCAGCTGAGCTTGCTTAGCATCAGAAGCGTCTGCTTTCTGGGTCAGAACAACTTGCTTCTCAAGAGCAAACAATTGATCTTGAAATCTCGCTGCATTCTCAGCAGCATTAACATCCAGACTTTTATCTAGAGCAGAATAAAGCTTCTGTGCTGGTGGTGACATATCAAAGTTTCTTGTCACGAAAGACCCAACAACGATCTGATCGTCTGGATCGTTCTCAACATTCTGATCGCCAATCTTATAATTGACAATCTTTTCACCAATCATCATTTTTTTGATTCTGGTTTCTAAAGACTCGTACTTATTGTTCATTGTCTACCTTTTAAAAACGAAGAGATCATCCAGGCGTGTTTTGCATGTGCTGTCAGACGATCTTGAATTACATTTGAAATTGCAAAGTTTTTGTCTTGCTCTGCATAGTTGTATGCTATTGTTAAAGATCCAATCACTTTGGCATTGTCAAGAAGCAGTGTTTTCAGCATTTCAGCAACAGGGATAATTCTGTCTTCATCTTCAATTATGGTAAGCTCTCTCAAACGTGAAAGAGAACCTGGAGAATATGCACCAGTAGTTCTGATCAATTCTGCTATCAAATCAACAGCCCCTTGGGTCTCTTCGTAAAGTTCGCCAAAGAACGCATGAAACTCATGAAAGTCTGCACCTTCTACATTCCAATGAAAACCCTGCGCCTTCACATAGAATGCAAAGGTGTCGGCTAGGGCTGATTTTAGACTTTCAATTAACATAATTATCCTCTTATGTAGCTATTTATGCTTACGCCACTTGCCAATATTTGTTATCTCTATAGTCCTCTGGGATCGGATTCATAGCCTCAAGCACATTAGCACCCCCACCACCACTAGATGTAATTTTTAAATTGGTATATGTTACTGTCATTATTCCACTCGATATCCAGCGTTGCTTTCCACCAAAGCTTCTTCAAACGCTTTTTTGAAAGCAAGCATAATTAAACCACCAGGAACATCAATAAACACACCTGGCTCCACTTCCACATTATACACCTTGCTCACCATGCTGTCGAGGGCTACGGTGAAGTTACCGAAGGGTACTGATTTGACGAATTCTTCATTAACAAACAACAACTCTTCTACTTTATATGTAAGAGTACCAGAGTTTGAAATTGGATCCCAATCAATTATAGTGGTGGGAGAAACAAGTTCTCTTTTTACTGACGCATTTTCTGTGTTGATTATTCTTGCCATTTTATTCCTCTCTCTTTGAGATACATATAATCTTCTGTATAGTAATTTTTTATTTCTTGAATATCATCTTTAGTAAGATTATCAAGATGCTCTATTTTCAAACTAGGATTTCCAATATCAATTTCACTTATATTTATATCTAATATCTCAGCTAATTTTTGAACTTCTTCATCATAATTTCTGAAGTCTAGTAGCTGCATATCTGGGAAGTTTAGCCAATGCACTTGCTTGCGATACACGTTATTTCTATGATGAGTCATCGTGCGAAATACTTCTATAAGAGAGACGCTATCGTTTAATGCTTTTAGTTCTGGAGATAAATCTTCATATGGATTATCTCCAAACGAAGACATTTTGATTTCGTTTCCATAGAACGCATGAAAGAAGTCATGGGTTCTCCATCGCTTAATATATCTTAACATTGATACTGCTCGTTCTACTGGATCTCGGTAGAACGCAAACATAGTATATTGACTAAAATCTCGTCTTTTACAAATTGCTGAATAGTTCTCATGAGAATGAGCACATTCATCTAATCCCTTATCGTAAAATGTTTTACATAAAGTATATGTTCCAGTTTTTGGCACTAAAAATATTACTACTTTATTTTTCTTTGATACTATCATTTAATTTCTCAATGTTTGCATCTTGATAATGTATCGCATTTCCATACATTGATGCCCACTTTCTAAACACATGATGATCAATTAATTTATATGGTATAAACTTTTCATTCGGTGGTGGTATATCTATGTAATGTGTAGTTTTAACTTTTTCGAGTGTTTTAAGATTGGTTGTGGTGAACAGAACTATTATTTTAGTTATCACTTTATCATTTTTAGATTCATCAAAATATTCAGATTTTACGTCAGAATAAAAAGCTGCCTGGTGATGATAAGAAGCCATTATCTATATCTTGGACCACTGACAAAAACAACAAGAGTCTGCCTTACTCCTTTTGTAACAGGAGTCACACAGTGCTGAACAAAAGACGGGAATACCACAACCTCACCTTTTTTTAATTTACCGACATTAAGTTCGCCATTTATAAACAATTTTAATTCCCCACCCTCATATTCAGATGGATCGGATAGACCGACAATCATGCTTAGTTTTCGCATATTAGTATAACCAGAACCTATGTCACTATGCCAAGAAAACTTACCGTGGCGTTCACCGCCACTTTCATCTGCTTCATAGCGCATAAAAGATATATCGTCTAAAATTCCTATGATGTTAACACCAAAATGTGTTTCATTTAACTCTGCGGCTTTTACTCGAACAGCTGTGTACAGCCACTCATAACCTTCTCTATGAACCCAACCAGCTTTAACTATTCTCCAATTATCATTGACTACATGTGTCACCCCATCATAAGTCACAACTCCTGGCGGAAACTTAGAACTATCAATCTTTAATATTTCATCACATTGTTCTGGTGTCAATAATGTAGATTGACTAAGAAGTCTTATGCGAGGTTCTTCTTTAAATATCAGAGAATCGTGATGTGGAATTCTGTCTATACTCATTATGTATGTCCTTATGGGATAATGCCTAGTACTGTACCTACTGTTGGTTCTGATTCAGTGCCACTGAATAAATCTAATTCGTTTGTTGCTACGATAGTACTTCCACCAGAATCCGTAGAAAATTCCATTTTTAGTGTCCAACTATTTACACCCCCGCCAGCATCCGTAAATACGCTCCATGTTCTTGCTGTATTCAACTGCAACCAACTACCGACTGTTCCAGTACCACTTCCAGTAATAGTTGTGGCTTTTACCCAATAGTTATTACCAACCGAAGTTGCAGGATTATTTACCCATTTAAGACCTTCCGTTAAAGTCGCTTCTCCTACTACAGTTATTGATCCATTTGATTCAAGTGTTAAAGAAGAAGTTGCTGATCCTTCACCCCATAATTTACTATTAGCTACACCAGAAAAACACCCTAAAACTCTTAGTGTAGTGTCGAAACCAGCACTAGGTTTCACACCTAAAGTTACGAATGCACCTTTTGAAGATGCAGCAACAGTAACAGAAGTTGTTCCAGTAGAGCCAGATGTTGTTTTAGTACCAGTAACAAGACCTATACCACCACCATTAGCCGTTGATACTGTTCTTGATACCACAACCAGTAAGTTTGTTAAGTTTGCATTTGTTGGAGAGCTGTAGTTAAAAGACGAATTCGCGTCTCTACCAATACCAGAAATATGCGCAATCATTGCGTTGTTTGTTGACGTGGTGACCGCTGGTAGTGTATGAGTTGTGCCAGCGGTAGCCAATACACTACCAGAAGTAACTTCAACTGGTGTCGTTTGATCTACTCGCCTAAAAGAAAACATCTGTCCAGTTGTTAGTACACCTGTATCGGTAACACCAACGTTTGCCTGTGATCCAGATGCTATTTTCGTGTACACCGCTACACGAATAGATTGGGAAGCGCCAGCAGTACCCGTGCTTTGAGGACTGTTACTAACTTCTGTCCAGGTACCGCCATCTGTTGGTGTTGTTATTGTTTGATTTGTGCTTGTGATAACTAAAACCAAAAGATCATTATTGATATAACTTTGTGGTGGTGTGATTGTTATACCAGCTATATTTTCAAAAAAAGCACCAGCATCAACAAAAGTTACAGTATCTAAAGTTGCTGCTGCTGCTTTTGCAGTTGCTATTAGTGATTGTTGCATTGCACCCATTATGTTAACCCTGCTCCAGATGCGATCCAAATAGTTGATGCTGCTTTATACAAGGTGCAGATGCCCCAAGGTGCCAGAGTTCTAGAACCAGTCGTGGTTGTACCAGCAAGATACATGGTATCTGTCGTTATTGATATAGTTATATTACCCGTTGTGTTGGCATTGAACACAGTAATAGCCGTACCAACTGGGAACGCTGTTGTTCCGTTTGCTGGTATGGTATAGGTGTAGGCTGTTGTGTTTGATTTTCCTATTGACTTACCAGCATCAGTTAATACAAAAGTGTATGCAGTATTTTGAATGCTTTGCGGAATATCACGATAGCCAACGGCAATACCGCCATAGACTAGATCAGTACCGTTATATCCAAGCAAAGATGCTGACGAACCAAATTTAATATATCCATAACTAGCATTTTGTTGACCCTTTAGACCAACCGTATCCGCAGTGTTAACGTCACCTAACCAAGCATCATCACCAATTCTATAGTTAGTTCCGTTTCCGTTATTTGATGATAAAAACTGGTCAGCTGATATACTGATAGTATTTACTATAGATGTGCCAATAGTAAGAGCATTTGGAGATAGGTTGGCTGTTGCTGTTGAGTTTGATACTTTAACAAGGTTGCTTATGATCGATGTATTGATAGTAGAGTTACCAACAAAAATAGTCGATGTTGATAACGAAACGTTTGCACCGATTGTTACAGTATTCGATATAGCAAGAACGTTTGTTGTTTTTGTAAACGTTAAACCAGCTGAACCGTTAGCAGTAGCAGAGTCGTTAAAAGTAACTTGTGTATTTGTTGATGCACCAATACCACTAACGCCTGTCGTACCTTGTGTACCTGTAGTGCCCTGTGTACCCGTGGTTCCTTGAGTACCTGTCGTACCTTGAGCACCTGTAGCACCCTGTGTACCAGTGCCCGTTGTACCCTGTGCACCTGTTGCTCCCTGTGCACCCTGTGTACCTGTTCCTGTAGTGCCCTGGCGACCCTGTACACCCTGAGCACCTGTAGCACCCTGAGTACCAGTGGTTCCTTGAGTCCCGTTAGTACCCTGTGATCCTATTGCACCTTGTGCGCCTGTTGTACCTTGTGTACCAAGTACCCCCTGGACACCATTAGCACCTTGAACACCCTGAACACCTTGTGCGCCTGTAGCACCCTGAGTACCCGTAGCACCCTGCGATCCAGTAGTACCTTGAGCACCTGTCGTTCCTTGAGTGCCGTTAGTGCCCTGTGTTCCCGTTGTGCCCTGTGCGCCTGTAGTGCCTTGAGCACCCGTAGTACCTTGAGTGCCGTTAGTACCTTGAGTACCTGTTGTACCCTGAGTACCAGTTGCGCCCTGTGCGCCTGTTGTGCCCTGAGAACCTGTTGTACCCTGTGTACCAGTTGCACCTTGTGAACCAGTGTCGCCAGTTATTCCCTGTGCACCTGTAGCACCCTGAGCACCAGTGGTACCCTGAGAACCTGTTGTACCTTGTGTACCTGTCGCACCTTGTGATCCTGTTGCGCCTTGTGTACCGTTAGTGCCCGAAGTACCTTGAGTACCATCTGTACCTTGTGTACCTATCGCACCCTGTGTTCCTGTGGTTCCCTGTGCGCCTGTTGTGCCTTGTGTGCCATTGGCACCTTGAGCACCTGTTGTGCCCTGTGTTCCCGTTGCGCCTTGAGTGCCGTTAGTACCAGATGTACCTTGAGAACCAGTTGTACCCTGCGTACCATTGGTACCCTGCGTACCAGTAGCGCCTTGTGCGCCTGTAGTGCCTTGTGATCCTGTAGAACCAGTAGCACCCTGAGCACCTTGAGCACCACTAAAACCAGTAGTAATAGCAGTTCTAATATTCGATGGTGTAGCACCAGAATGCAGAAAGTGTATAGTCTTGTTTGTCGCGCTTGTTGTAGCTGCAACAACTTTTATCACAATTCTATCTGTAGCAAGAATTGTTATAGGGCTTGACGATACAACAAGAATAGATGAAAAAGTAGAAGTCAGAGCATTTATTTCTTGTGTACCAGAACTGAACAAGAATGTTTCTGTTCCGCCAGTGCTTCTCTTATAAACGTCAAATTTAAGAGTAGATGTGTCTGTCGCATCAGATACAAATGCCCAGAATCTAAATTCATATTCACCAACAGGGATTTCAGTTATGTTTGGATCGCCACTAGCAGTAGCAAATTCTTCAATGATAGTATCACCACTAGAACTTGTGATGGTGACATTCATATCATCTTGCGGTGCACCATCAGGAACATCAGGCTCTAAAGATTCATAACCTGATATATCACTATTATCTTGAGTAAAATACCAAATACGACCACTGGCTGAAACGCCAGGTGCACCAATAACACCTTGCGTTCCTTGAGTTCCTTGTGTACCCGTACCAGTGATACCCTGAACACCTTGAGTACCAGTTGTGCCCTGTGATCCTATTGTACCTTGTGCGCCTGTAGCACCTTGAGTGCCCGTAGTTCCTTGAGCACCAGTTGTGCCCTGAGAGCCTAGTACACCTTGAACACCTTGTGCACCAGTTGTGCCCTGTGAACCTGTCGAACCCTGAACACCAGTTGTTCCTTGAGTTCCCGTGCTGCCCTGTGATCCAGTTGCACCTTGTGATCCAGTTGTGCCTTGGTTTCCTGTGGTTCCCTGGGAGCCTGTTGTACCTTGAGTGCCATTAGTACCTTGAGTACCTGTTGCGCCTTGCGCACCTGTTGTACCCTGAGTTCCTGTACCTGTTATACCTTGTACACCTTGAGTGCCTGTACCAGTAATACCCTGAGTACCTTGTGTACCAGTGCCAGTAATACCTTGCGTACCAGTTGTACCCTGAGCACCAGTTGTGCCCTGAGTGCCTGTTGCGCCTTGAGAGCCAGTATTACCAGTAGTGCCCTGCGCACCATCAGTGCCTTGAACGCCTTGTGAACCAGTATCGCCAGTTATACCCTGTGCACCAGTGGTTCCCTGAGCACCTGTTGTGCCATTTACACCTTGAGTGCCTTGTGTGCCTGTACCACCTTGAACGCCTTGTGATCCTATAGCACCTTGCGCACCTTGAGTTCCTGTACCAGTAACACCTTGCGTACCTTGCGTACCAGTACCCGTAGTGCCTTGTGAACCCGTTGTGCCTTGTAAACCAGTATCACCAGTTATACCCTGAATACCAATGGTGCCTTGTGAACCTATTGTGCCTTGTGAACCCGTTGTGCCTTGCGATCCCGTTGTGCCTTGCGATCCTATTGTACCTTGAGTGCCAATGCTGCCTTGTGATCCTGTAGTTCCCTGAGAACCTATTGTACCCTGAGTTCCTATGTCACCAGTTGTACCCTGTGTGCCTATTGTTCCTTGTGTACCAGTCGTACCTTGTGTACCAGTCGTGCCTTGTGTACCAGCACCAGTGGAGCCTTGTACACCAGTTCCACCTTGAATACCAGTTACACCCTGGATACCTCTCGGACCAGGGTTTACCGTAGTTGTTACTTCATCTCTAGATAAAGCATCACCAACTTCAATCTCTTGTCGGCTAGATACAGATCCAACAGTGACGCGCTCACCAGAGACGATAGTAGTTACGGTATTTGCCATTAGGTGACACCCGCACTTACCTTCAAGAAGCCTTCAACAATTCGTGTTTTGAAATCATTATCATCTGTGATGGTAACGTCATAAACATATCGTGCATTTTTCAGATTTGCTGTCTGCGTTGGGGTTAGGCTGATCATAACCTCACCATTTACAGCATTTGCAATAGAAGCAGTAAAAGGTAATGCTTGACTATCTGGGGTCTGGAAGTCCGTCTTATACTTCGCAGCAGCAGTATAGTTTGTTAGATTCAAGACAGTACCATTCGCAGTTTTTACGTTGAATGTTACTTCGAGACTTGCTTTTTGATTTACGATGATATCTACTGATGTATCGGCTGCCATTTTAATCCTCTACTTTTGCGCCAGCTCTCCACTGGTGACACGACCAGTAACGAGCCTTCCATTTTGGACCTCTGTCGGTGTCACATTTGTGACGCGCCCTGAAGTTTTTTCTACGTTCTGGGTTATCTCGTTTAATAGACAAGTTTGGATCTCCGAATCGAACCATGACAACATTGCCATTTGGTCCCATTGTGTAGACACCAAACTTCTTACGAGCACCAGAAGTTCTGAATGGTTTATTTAGGGTCACTGTTTTGCCGTGATATTCGGCTTCCATAATGATAAGTTCTTCGTCTAGATTTTTACCTTCAGCAGCAGCTGCGCAAGCAGAGCAACAAGCTCTATGCTTTTTTTTCTGCGCTTCGTTTAGGATATCGCCTAAAGTTTTCAATTGTCTACCCTCTACAGCTGTTTTTGGTTTTGTTTTTCTATGCGCCACAACATTCATATTCATAACGGCAGATACACCTTGATACTCTTTATTCTTCACACCACCGCCTTCTTCTTTGGCAGCTTTTTTGTCTTTGTGAGAAGCATAAATCTCGTGTTCATAATCATCAGATTTCATATCAATATTTACTGGTTTATTTTGCTCTGTATCCCACCCGTGAACATTGATGTTCTTCATACCACTCAGCTTCTTCCAAACTTTTCTTCCACCAGGAGACTGGGCAAAAGAAGTAAGCATTTTGTCATGATGTGTGATCAGATGATGGTAAAGCTCATGTGCACCTGGTCTATCTGGATTTGAACTGTCAGATGCAACTTTATCGATCTCTTCGCCTTTGTCAAATTTGCCTCTATCAACATCAAATTTTTGACTGGTTTCCATCTTTACAGATACTTTACCAGTAGAGTCTGGAACATAATAATGATTTGTTATATCACGACCTACAACTTGTTGTTTGTGGTAGATAGAATGACCGCTTGGCATCTTAGATAAAAGAGTAGCTGATTTCGGAACTGGAACACCAAGATCTTTCTCAGCACCCATCTTGTCAGACTTAGTAATGCCCTCTACATCAAGGACTTCGTACAGCTTCTTCATTTCGACTTACCGACCTTCTTCAAAATCTTAACAAGGTTGGCAACATCTTCAAAACTCAGATCACCATTTTCTTTTTCTTCTTCTTCTTTTTCTTTGCGTTCTTTCATTTCTTCGACAACGCTTGGGTGGTGCGCAAACCCCGCTTCAAAAGCAATGCCAAGTTGCTGTGCAGTTGGAGCATAGGATTCAGAAAGCATAGCCGATTCTTGCAGATCTGCATCATCCTGGTGGAATGCCTTTCCACCACCAATGAATGAATTTACGCGATCAAATGCAAACTGTTGTGGAGTCTTCGAATCATTTTGATCCCAAGCATCAACACCACGGTAGAATACTTCTTCCAGGGTTTGATAAGGGATTCCAGACTGTTTTGCTTTTCTGTGTAATGAAACACTTTCCATCGCGGTCATTGCACCGCAATATTTCTTCTTGGCTAAACGCTTCTCAAAAAGAGCGTTTACTTTGTTCTCTACAATACCCACAGTTGGGCTGAGAATGCCATTATTTAATATAGATGTATTCGCCTTTGGCTTCACATCGACATAAACATCGGTCTTGGCTTGACGCTTATTTTTAAGCTCTTTTCTATCTAATTTTTTCACGGAGTTTTCCTTAGACTTATCCTATGCGCTAAAACAGTTTATTTTAGCGGTATACTGTATTTATAATAAATCATTCTTCCCTATAACCTCAATTATGTTATTTCTTCCCATCTCATAGCACCAACAGCATCGTTTCCATTTGTAGAACCTGTTGCTGCAAGTGTGATAATAATACCGTTGTTACTTGCTGCAAAAGGATCTCTTTCCAACTGATATGCAAACAGTGTTTCTCTTCCAAGATTTACCGCTTGCCCACCAGCACCCGCTGACACGTTCACATATCCAACTTGAGCATCACGACCACCTGTAACTGTAGTTGCGGTTGTATCATATTCTATAGGTGAATCTGCACTAGCAGGGGTCCAAGATGCACCATCTAATGTTCCACCAATAATAATTTTGTAGCGATAACTTGTATTGTTTGTGATACCAAAAAACTCAACATCTTTCAGTATAGCGATGGCATCTTTGAATGAATCCTTCAATCTAATTGACAAGATAGGTGTAAATGTTCCAGCTGTAGGCAAGTCTTTTGGTTCGTTAGTAGGAATGATAATGCTTCTAGATTTACCTTCTAATGTGTAACCACCTTCAGATATAACAGTAGAGCAAATTTGCTTCATCTTAGAAGCAGAAGCAGTTGTTCCTGTGTTTTCGATCTCATAACGAACAGGAAGAATGGCGGTTGTCATATATGTTGTTGTATTAAGATTATCGTTATGGAATATGTGCGCTGGAACCATAAGACCATCAACTACAAATCCACAACGGACATCGCCAACACCAAGCCATTCAACATCAATCCAAAGAATATTAGATTTAGTTATATTTAAACTTCCGCGATCAGGATGACTAGATTGAGATGATTGCCCAGTTCCATCAAACTTATCTATGTTCCAATTTGCTTGCGCAACTCTTGTTTCGCTTACTACCCCTGATGTATAACTTCTCAATACAATGTAATTGTCTGTACCATCATTCTCAAAAAATATACCATTTTCTGAATTGAAATATCCTACACGCTGTCTTAGATTTGTTTTCTGAGCGTTCATCACAAAGGTATTCATGATGAGCAATGACTTTCCTGGCTGGTATGCGAACACTCTTTTAGATTCACGGTAGCACTTATCACCCGAAGTTGTGCCTACATTCAAATCAACAATAGATTCATTTGTTTTGAACTCGGTATTTGATGTTCCGCTATTGCTTGTTGCAAACTTACCGTTGTCCTGATAACGATGAAACGAATCAAACAGAGTAAGTGGCTCTGATACTCTCAGACGACCAAACGCATCAGTGGCTGTGCCAGAAGCAGTAAATCTGCCATTAAGCATATTCACTTCATAAAGTGTTTTACCGTCTTCTCGAAACACCGATGTGTCGGTTCTAAATTGTGCCATAAATTATCCTTTAATCATCGATTATTTAGTATACTGCGCCATAAAAAAATACTCCAGGGGTAATCTGGAGTATTTAGTCGTTATTTAAAGTTGTCGAAATCAAACTTCTTCTCGGCTTTCATTCTTTGCCCGAAGTCGCTTTGATCCATAACTGGTCCAGAGTCTGTGATATCCTTCTGGGCAGTCTGCTCGACATTATAGAATCGCATCTTAGGCTTATCTAAACCAAGCACGAATCGTTTGTACCTTGATGGGTCTTTGTATCGATTCTTCAGCTGCTTGATCATAACCTGTCCAAGCTGTTCCAACTCTTCACTCGACATGATTGCAAACATCAGATCCGCTGTGGCTGGAAGACCGAAAGACTCTGAAGTATCGGTCAAGTTCACATCACTACTATCATAACCACTACGAGTCGTTTGGGTTGCAGTGACAATAGGAAGATTGAATTCCATTGCCAGACCACGAAGTTCTTCTGCGATTGCCTTGATGTAGGTGTAGGAATTGACCGAACCACTCATCTTCATACGAGAAGATGCACAGATGTTGATGTAATCAATATAGACAATATCGGGCACAAAACTCTTCTTTTGCTTCAACTCGTTCAACAAGTGACGGAAGTGTCCAGAGCCAGCCTGGGAAGTCGGGTACTCCTTGATAACAAGTCTGCCTGAAGTCTTGCCACGAACACGCTCGATCTTTTTCATGTAGCTTTCTTTCGGGAGAATAGCAAGATCGTCCATCGTGATGTTCAGTGTGTTCGCATCGATACGCTCGGCAATTCGTTCCTCTGCCATTTCCATAGTGACATACAAAACATTCTTACCGACAAGCAGATTGTGTGCAGCCATATGGCACATCATCATAGACTTACCGACACCAGTACCAGCCAAAATAACAGTCAGAGTTTTCTTGGCAATGCCATTACCCGTAATCAGGTTCATGTAGTCAAGATCAAATGGGATCTTTTCCTCTACACGATGATAAAAGTCGAAACGTTCTTCTGCGTCTTCCAGGAAGTCGTGACCGATGTTTGTGTCAAAGGAGACACCAAGAGCATCAGTCAGAAGTTGTGGGATAGCACCCTTGTCAAGATCCTTGCTCTTGTTGTCAAGAATCGAGATTGCATTATAGATCGCAAGGTGAAGTGCTCGGCTTTGACAGAACTGTTCCGTGTTATCGACCAACCACTCAAAGTCTTGAGGTGGGCTTGATAATTCGTTAATGAGGTCTTTGGTCTTTTTGAACAGTTCTTCTGTAAGACCATCTTGCTTGTCGAGATCGATAAAGAGAGCAGCCTTTTCAGGCACTCGGTTGTATTTGTTCGCATAGTTGCTTACAAGGTCAAAGGCGATCTTGTATTCTCGTGCAGTAAAGTATTCGCCCTTAATGTGGGGGAGCACTTTCCACAGGTAATTTTCGTTGCCTATCATACCAGACAGGATGGTTTTTTCTAAGGACATGCGTGACTCCAATGATGCTTCATTATAACCGAAACCTAACTGCCTGTCAATATAAATACCCCGTAACCTGGAGATCTTATGATTAACGAAGAGCTTGATTTAACGCTACAATACCATGACGAATTAAACCCAAAGCTTTGGGTCGATGAAGATAAGTTAAAACCTATCGTCCGTGAACATCTTTTGAAAATAGCCAAAGTATGGGCTAAGACCGCCAAGATCGAAGATGATGCCATTGAGGACATTATCATTACTGGCGGTAATGTCAATTACAACTACACAAAGCAGTCGGATATTGACGTTCACCTGGTTGTGGATATGAAGAAAACAATATTCACAGATGAAGAGCAGATGCGTCTATTCATGCTTGCCAAGAAAGACCTATGGGCATTGCAACATGATGTTAAAATATACGGACTTCCTGTTGAAGTGTACGCCCATAGTCACCAAACCAAAACACCAAAATCCCAGGGTGTCTATTCAATCTATTCTGATAAGTGGACTGTCAAACCAAAGAACCTGAAGTTGAATTTCAACAATGACGTTGGTCTGAAGCACAAGATCGAAGAACAGATGCACCGTATTGATTCGGTTATCAACGGGCGTGGTACAGTCAAAGAAGCCAGCGATCTAAAAGACAAGCTGGCTTCGTTGAGAGCAACATCGATTCAAAGGGCTGGTGAATTTGCCATTGAGAATCTGGTATTCAAAGACCTACGAAACCGTGGGTACATCGACAAGCTAAAGAATTATATCCGAAGCAAGGTCGATAGAATGCTCACTCTTCGCTAACATCATAAGCCGAAGCTACTTCTTCATCAGAAAGAATAGATCCGTTTGACACCTGGTACATATCACGCACCGCTTGCTTGAATGATTCATCATTCAGAATGGGTGTCCAGAATGCAGCAGTATCGGTATCTTTTGCACGGAACTTTTGAGCCTCGATCTCACCAGTTGTCTTATTGACACGCGAATACCAACCATTGGATGGTTTCATAACATGACCAGTTTCCTGGGCGATTTCAAGTAAACCAGACCAGCGACTTAAACCACCTTCGAAACTTACGGTAATAGGGATCTTCATCTGTTCTTTTACATGGCGAGATTTCTCAACCTTGATGATGAAGTTGTAGCCAAGTAATTCAGTACCGTCTTTCTCTTGCTGTCTTCCGATGATGTAGATGTTATCCGAAGAATAGTATGATCCTGTACCACCACCAACAACATCTTTAGCATACAGTTCCATTGTTTTGTAGGTATGGTTGACCACATGCATTGGAATATCTTTCATGGTGAGCAGCGGTGTCACCATTCGAAACAAAGACTTCAGCTGCTTAGCGCGAGACATATCTGCGGTTGATTTACCTTCTAGCGCATCATCAACTTCTTTCTTGGACGCAAGGTTACCAACAGAATCGATCATGATGAATACTTTATCACCACGGTTGATACCTTCAAGTTGCTTCATAATATCAAACTTCAGAAGCTCAATGTTGACTAGTGGTGTGTGAAGAACACGCTTCATGTCAATACCAACAGACTCAAAGTAAGACAGCGGTGTACCGAATTCTGAATCATAGAACAGCAACACAGAGTCTGCGTACTTGTCCATGTAGGCTTTAGCCATAAGCAAAGTAAACAGAGTCTTGAAGTGTTTGGATGGACCACACCATTGTGTAAGACCTGGAGTGAAACCGCCATCAACATCACCAGCAAGGGCAATATTCAGGGCTGGTACGGATGTGCTTACCATATCCTTCGTATTGAAGAAGGACGAATCAGACAGAACATCTGACTCTTTAATCGTAGAATTTTTTGATAACTTTGCTAATAGGGACATATGCATCTCACGGTAAAGGAATATTATACCACATTTCTAATCAATCGGCAACCAGCTTATCGATCCTAACTTTAAACTCTTTGATTTTAGCTTCTCGGTCTGCCCAAAGAATATAAGGTTTATCTGCATTTTTCATCAGATTATTAAGCAGCGGTACGATCATCTTGTAGAGAGCGTCACGCTGATCTTTGTAATATTGTGCTGTTTTTGTAGCATCAGTAACGGCTTTTAGTTCGTCTTCGGTGACTGCGGAAAATCCGAAGTCAAAATCCATATCCAGGTCTATGTCTGACATACTTATCCTCATGTGAAAAATCTATCTAGGGTTAATTTCTTTTCATAATTCCAACCGATAACCTTTAACACGCTATTCAGTGGCTCAATGAAAGTCTTGTGGAACTGTGTATCATAATCAATGTAGGGTGCGACATTAAATTCTACTGGCAACTCGCCTGGGCATGAAATGACATTACCGCCTGACGGGTTTGGTACACGCAGATAGCAAAACTTGATCTTGTCTGAACTCGATACCAACGGATACTTATTGCCAACATCATACTTGTTCACTAGGTAGTTATACACCAAAGCACCACGAGCATGAATCGGTGTACTCTTTTTGTATACCGTATTTTTATCACTATATTTCTCAAGGTTGTTCACACCACGGGGGAAAGCCACTTCTTCGAAACTAGACGAAAAGAACTTGGTTCTGAAATCAGATACGAATTTGATTAGATCATCCTCGGTCTTCTGCATGATAATCTTAAAGCCTTCCTTAATCGCAACACGACAGATACCTGGAGTCGAAGACTTGATAGCTTCCATGCCCATAATCTTCAGCTTAGGCTCCTTGAAACGTTCACCCTCAAGGTCATACATGTTGAGAATGTAGTGCTTCTTGGCTGTCCAGATACCACGGTCTGCAATGGCTTCACGCTTCATGAACATCTTCTGAGCATAAGCATTCATGTGGTCTGCAAGGTTCTCGTATGACTTGTTAATAACCTTTTGGACGTATTCGTTGCAGAACTTGTCCAGAGCAGTGACGATATCATCGACTGGCTGATTACCCATCTTATCAACAACCTTTTCCATCGTGATGTAAAGGGAGTCGGTATCAGAAGCAACAACATAATCCTCGCCTTCTGTTTTCAAGAAGTCGTTCAGATAGATGTTCATGTCGCGTTCCATCCAACGGATAGACAGCTGACCAGACATGGTGATAGACTCGGCATTTCTCAAATCATACCAACGGAAATACTTGTTACCAAGAGCACCGTAGGCTGAGTTGAGCTGAATCTTCTTTGCCATTTGCATGTTGTGGCACTGATCCACTCGGTTCGCAAGACGCTTGCGTTCCGCAGGGTCTGCATCATTACCAAGAGCCTTCAGCTGCTTGTTGGCAGACTTCTTCTCGTTGTTCCACCACACACGATCATCGTATTTGGTCTGCATCAATTCACCCAGGAAACCTTGTACGCCACGATCAAAGGTCCAACCACAGGCACTGACAGTAAGATTTTTTGCTATCAGATCTGATCGAACTTCATCGCTCAAACCATTCTCAAGAATGGAATCAACGTTGATACCATCGATATGATTCATGATTGTTTCAGGGCTGATGTTGTACTGCATGATAAGATGTGGGTACAGTGAGTTCAAGTCAAAAGACACGACCCACTTACTCATACCGATCTTAACATCCTTGACGAACCCCCCACCAAAAGTCTCGTCACTTTCACTGACCTTGACAAAAGGAACGACAATGTTTCGATCCATAAGGTGGTTATGAATGATAACATCCCACATACGAACTGTAGTCAATGTGTCAGAGTAGGTGATCTTCGCATCGTATGCCATAGCAAACACTTGCGAGATAAACTTCTTCTGGGCTTCAAGCTTATCTACCAGTTCAACGTCTCGAATGTTGTAGTCGATGAACTTCTGATAATCGTTTTTATACAACGCAAGCAACGAACCATGCTCGGAGTAATCGAGCTTCTTTTCACCCAATTCATACTCAGCAATATGATCCAGCTTGTAGGATTCCTGGGGTGTGTACGAGAACTTCTTGTACAGTTGTAGGTAGTCGAGAACCGTGATTCCGACAGGAACAAACGTTTCGTTCTCTTTCCCCATGATTTCGATCTTCTTCTGGTCGAGCAAACGCCAGGGCGACAGAGTACGAGCTTCTTCAGCACTCAACACTTTCGTGATTCGGTTCACCAGATACGGCACGTCAAAGAACTCAACGTTCCAACCAGTCAGAACATCGGGTGTGAGGAACGGTGCGTTCCATGCCATAAGGAATTTGCGAAGCAGATCGCGCTCGTTTAAGCACTTGACATAATTTACACGAGAGTCGGTTACCGTGTAATCCTTGCAACCAAACACATAGAACTTGTTGTTCTTCGACAAACAGATAGCCGTGACTTCTTTGTCGGCTTTCTGAATATCAGGAAACCCATCATCGGCTGCGACCTCGATATCCATATTGACAACAGAGATCTTAGACTCGTCATACTCGATGGTCTTTGGGAAGTAGTCGTTGATGAATGGGTATGCGTAGTTCGTCATACCATAGATTTGGAAGCCATGAACATCGTCATAACGACTGACAAAATCCCTGGCTTCAGACGGCGTATCGAAGTCAACTCGATCTACAGGCTTTCCATCCAGGGTTTTGTACTTACTATCATCCGATTTAGAAGGCACGAACAGATATGGTTTGCACACATGCTCTTCTCGGATACGAGCACCATTGTCGTATCCACGGACGAGAAGTTTACCCCTGTGTAGGTGTACATTAGTATAAAAAAGCATTACAACTCCATAATAATCCCTGCATTATACAGGAAAACAACTCACAATTCAAGACACCTTATCGGGTATCTTTCTTAACACCAATGTTATATTTTGCAACCAGTTCCCACTCATTCTTCTCTTTGTGAGTCAGAATCTTTATCTGATTCAAAGGAGACTTCGGGGTTTCTGCTTTTGCTTTGTTTACGATCTTCACCAGACCCCACTCTTCAAGAAGAAGCGCGATGGTGTTTCTGCGGGATAGATCGTCTTCAGAGAAGTCTGTACCTTTACCATCTAGGGCAAACAACTCTTTAAAGTGCACTATGTAATAGCGACCTTGTTTGTGTAGGATATGACAGGATTGATAAAGCTTGTTGTCCTTCCTAGACGCTACACCGATTCTTGTTAATGTTTCACGGACTTTCAGAAAATCATCTTCATGTCCTAGTTCTACCTCAATTAATGATTGTAATAAACTCATGGTTCACCTGTTTTTAATTTTTCTTTTATCAGGTGAAGCTGCTTCTCAGTCAATACTCTCAGTGCATCACTAGCCTTTTGCGTATTCAACCCATAATACTGCTTCACCGCTTCCAGGTCGAAATCCTCACTTGCCTTAGCCCACTTAGCATAGCGTTTCTTCTTCCTAACGATATTTATAAGATAGTCGAATTGAAGCTTCTTATCTAGGTTTGGATACTGGTTCATCACGTTTGCATACATGATGGTATCCACATGCTGAGACAGACCACGGTTGATCAGAAATGGCTGATAATCGGACTCGGCTAACTGGTCGTTATCCGTACCAGTCATTAAGTCCGTTTTATCATAATTGATAGCATTCAGATAATCAAAAGGATTACTCATCTTCCTCACCATTCATGTGACCACATTTCTCACATTCATGGGGATTCATCTGTTGGACCATATCTTGCAGACTGCTCGTGCACCAGCAACAAAAGGCAACAGGAATGATACCGAAGTATCCTCGGATATCACCATCATCTTCATCCAGTTCTGACGAGCAGATGCTGCACTCTTTCAGGTTCATAGCGTCCATTGCGCCAGTATCTTCCACTTTCACTTTCTTCTTACGAGCCATAATTAATCCTTAAATTCAACTTGAACCATAATCTCTGCCATACAAGCAGCCAGATTGATTTCATGATCTGTGACAAACGCATTCTTGTATTGGTACTCAGCAAGGATAAGAACAAGCTGTGGGATAGAAGAAGGTTTGATGTACTTAACTGCGTTATCATACAACGCCCTGAACAGCCTACTGGTGTCCTGGTCGGTGTTCTCTGATACCCACTGGCGAACCTCGGTGAAGTTACGCTCTTTCATCAGCATGATTAGCTGATTCAAAGATACCTCGCTGAAGTTAGAAAGGATACCGCTGTCAATTGAACCAGTAGCGGAATATCGTTGCAGTTCATTAAGACACTTACGCCAGTCAGGATAGTATTTCTTAATGACTCCAGCAACAGCTGCCTGATCGTATTTGATAGCATTCTCGCCCAGGATATTTTGTACACGCTTGTAGAACAAAGCAGCAAGCTTAGGTGCATCTTCCTTTTGAAACGAGAAATTAATAACGCTGAATCGACTCTGGAGTGGCTCCATAATCTTATTCAGGAAGTTACAGGTCAGAATGAAACCGCAGTTCTTACTGTACTCTTCAATGAAATTACGAAGTGCTGGCTGTGTTGCATGGGTAAGATAATCGCCTTCATCGATGATCACATACTTGCGACCACCAACGAAAGAAACCGTAGATGCAAACTGTTGGATTTTTGTTCGTAGCACATCGATGCTACCATCGAGAGAACCATTGATTACAATGTAATCGCTACCGATCTCTTCAAGCAAAGCACGGGCAACGGTTGTTTTACCGATACCAGCACGTCCAGTCAGAATGAGATTGGGAACATTCTTATCCTTGATAAACTGTTTGAAAGTTTGCTTCAGATCATCGGATAGGATACATTCGTCAATAGTTTTAGGGCGATACTTCTGCGCCCAAAGATAGTCTTCCATCATCATATAAAATAACCTTATTCAAATTTGCTTGTGATATCACCAGAGATCCAGTATTCCACATCATCAGAATACAAGTATGCAAACCCCTGTTCAGAAAGCTTAACATTATAATTATCAGAAAGCAACTTCATGTTTTCAGCTTTGAAAATAAACTGGAAACACTTGTCGGTTTTACCAACAACATAAGAATAGGTATCGCCAGTAGGGTTTTTAACATCAATGGCTTTTATGTAAATGTTGTTACCATCACCCGTGAAAGCGATTTCAGGCAGTTGTAGAATGCTCAAGCCCTTATTAATCGATGCGAAAACATCCTGGTTGAGCGTGAATTCAACATTGCAGTTGCTAGTATCAATTTCCTTCTCAGGTGCTGCGTAGATCATTGATTTATCAGCAGAAGTAAAGTTGACGTGGCGAGTACCATCATCACTGGCAATGACAAGTTGTTTATCATTGACAGTGATTGCAGGGGTTTCGAATAACGACAGAATACCGATAAAGCGGTTTAGGTCATAAACCGCAAACTCTTTATCAACAGCAGCTGAAAGTTTGGCTCTCGCCATCACATTGCGTGACAGCGAGATTGTGCTCAAACGATTACCTTCACGGAACAAGATTGACGGATTGATTGTTGCAAAATTCTTCAGGATCTGAAGAGTACGTAGGTCAAACTTCATAATATAAACTCCAATGATTAAAAATTACTTCTTATGCTTCTTGTGTTTGATTTGGCTTGTGTCTGCGGTAGCCGAAGCACCGATACGAGCCAGGTCAGCAAGAGAGCCACCAAAGATGTAGGAACCAACGTGTTGCAGTTGCATCCAAGGGCACAACCAAACTTGCCCACCCATCTTCTGCACATTATAGCAGAACATATAGTCTTCTGACAAGTAGCGTTTAGAATCAGGGTCGATGATGCAGTCAAAGTAAGCATGGATCTCACGGCTACCGTCAAATGCTGCGGTACGGACGTGATCTGGCTTGTAGGACAAATGCGGGAACGCTGCTTTGTACTTCTCGAAAGTAGCACGGCGAATCATCATGAAACCAGTACCAGCTTCGGAAACTTCTGCTGGTGAGTTGATCGGGATTTCATTCTGACCGTTGCGTGGGTTGAACACATAGTCACCGACAAACTTCTCAAGCTCTTGTGGGTTCTCGTCTGCAAAACCTTTGTCAACGGCTTGCTTAATCTTTTCCCAGGAGATACACTTCTTAGGATACGGACCAGCCAGAACGTCATATGGGCTTTCATCGTCTTGAATAGCCATTAGAGCCAGAACGTCATTTGGATTGAATCCAATGTCGCTGTCGATGAACATCAGGTGAGATGCTTCACTACGCAAGAATTCATCTACGCAATAGTTACGAGCACGGGTAATCAACGATTCGTTGAATAGGAAATAGAACTGGATCTGAATTCCGTGGGCAGCACACATTGCAGAAAGATCGGCAATAGAACGGGTATACATACCAGCACATTGACCGCCATACATTGGGGTTGCTACAAACAGCTTACGCTTTCTCAGTTCTTCAATTGGGACTTGGACTTTAAATGACATTATCACTCCTTATAATAAAACAATAGTATACCACTAAACTGGCAAAAAATCAATACTTACCTGAAGTCTTGAACCAGTCACCTTTCAATTGAAAACCACCACCAGAGGCAGCAAATATGCGTTCACATTGCGTGTTGCATTTCGGACAGGATTGCTCACTGTCCGATTCTTGCATTCTGATTAGCTTTTCAAAATCACCATGCTTTTGGCATGAATATGTATAAATGGGCATTAATTAATTTTCACCCTTTCTCACTGTAGCTGTATTTGATTCTTTATCAACATCAACAGCAAACTTACCAGCACGTACAACATTCTTTGCACCACCTTTCATACGAAGACCAGCAATGATGCCCTCACCTTTTGGAACGCTGTTGTACTTGTGATCCAAGTGACGGTGATCGTGCTCGTCACCATCTACAACACGATACTTCTTACCAGTTTCTTCGTCATGGACATGAGTTGGTAGACCACCAGCTGGGCGATTACGGGCAGAAGTCTGAACTTTGAATACCATCGATGCCACACCACCTTTATCCAGGTGCTTGCGTACATCCTTCCAGTTGCTGTCTTCGTGATTGATACCAGTAGAAGACATGGTTAGGTGATAGTTGCTTGGGGTCTTGGTGCTCTTTGTGCGACCAGCAATTTTAGTGTAGTCGTAAAACTTAACATCTTTGTGTTTCTCGAACAGCTGTGGTGCTAGTTGTTCGTGTGGAATATCACTGGTTCCGTTCAAACGGACAGCCAGTTGCTTACCTTTCTTTTGGGCAGCAGTCTTGGCAGATGTGATTTCCTGGTCAAGCTTTGCGTAGAAGTGGGTTGGATGATCAAACATCAATTTGGTACGCCAGATCTTAGCGTCTTTAGTTGGGCGCATATGGGCGCGACCAGCTTCTTTACCCAGGCAAGCAGCTTTACATTCTTTCGATGCTGCTGGGCAAACGTCAACACCAGACATGGTAGAAGGCGCAAGGAACAGAGCCTTTGTATCATGATCTGGCATCTTTTCTCCGTTCTTGGCAAGCTTTGGGTTTGCCGATTCAGGAGTCATCATTTTTTTGGATTCAATACCCTTTGCTTCGGCGTGGATTTCCTTCTGTCTTTCTGGCGTTGCGCCGAAGTATTCAGAAGCACCTCTTTTCAGTTTGTGCCAAGGGTTGTTTGGATTATAGTTTCCACCATCTGCTTCACTGATAATATCATCAAAGAACGAATCATCAATAGCGTAGGTTTGGATCTCAGACTCAACGGTCTGTTCAAGCTGCAAGCGGTCTTGAAAAAATTGTTTGAAATTTAGCATCATGTCCTCAAATAGATGGGTTTACCCTCTATTTAGCATCCGTTGGACTTGCATCCAGATCGACAATTTCTGCGTCAATTTCTTCAAAATCTGTCTGCTGTGCGTACCCGCAACGGATACAGGCTTTGTATGTTATCTCAAAGTTCTCTGCCCTGAATACCAGGGTCTTGGTTTCATGACCAAATATCAGGCAGACTAATTCGCGGTATATTTTTTTTATCATAAGAAAAACACCAGCTGGGCGAACCATGCTGGTGTTCCTTTTCAGTTAGAACGAGTAGGACGCGAATACTGTGGTAGCAAAGTATTCGGACTGATCGAAGCTCGAAGCAACACCGACTGCTAGGTCACCAAAGACTTTGCGTTCTGCGGAAGCTTCTGCGAAAACGTCTACGCCGTCAGCCTTTACAGCTGCACCAGCGAAACGCCATGCGATGCCCTGATAAACAACACCAGCACGATACTGGGTGAAATCCTGTCCACCATTGACGAAGCTACGCGAAGCACCAACTTCAAGGTTCAGCAATTCTGACAGAGGAACTTCAACGCCAAGTCCAGCGGTCCACAGGGTATCTGCAAATGCGCCGTTGAGAACATTGGTAAAACCAAGGTCACCAACAACAGTTGCTGCACCTAGTTCACCGAAGTCTTTCTCAACACCAACACCCCAGGTGTCGCTCAGAGTGGCAACAGCCTTCTGAGTGTATCCAGCGGTTAGGCGATCTTCAGCGTGAGCAGTGCCCACGGCAAAGGCGAGGAAAAGAACAGCTAAAGCGATTTTCAGTTTCATTTTGACTCCTTTAATTAAACAACAAAATAACGGTATCTTTTCATACCGTGTCATGCAGTATATCACATTTCTGTGATATATGCAATAGCTAAGCGCGAAGTTCTTTTAGACGGTCTGCACAGTGGGTAGCAGCCCATGCCTGTGGTTTGACCATCGGTATGACATTACACATACCACGAATGTATCCAATAGCTTCCTGGACAACGCAAGAAGATCCATAAATCTCATTCGGGTTAATGTCAAGGTGAACATCGCACTCAAAATCTTCACCCAGGGTTTTCCCAAGGTTAATGTATAGTTCAGCCACTTTAATAACTTCGTTCATCAGACGCATACGTGGGCGACCTTTGTTTTGATCATAATCGCGCTCACGATCTACTTGACCAAATACACGACAACCGTGGCGACCACCAATGTGGACAACAATAACAGATGCGTAATCAGCATACCAAACATCTTTGATTATAACTCGTTCAGAGTCACAGCCGATATAAAGTTTTGAGTTTGGATTGGCTTCTATGTAAGCTTTTACTTCTTCAAAATTAATTTTTGTTTTATAATCAAACATAGCCATTCTTTATTTATTGTGGTACGGGTGGTGGGACTCGAACCCACAAAACTCAGATTTTAAGTCTGATACGTATACCATTCCATCACACCCGTATTTGGTACGCAATGAGGGGTTCGAACCCCCGACCTTCGCCGTGTAAAGGCACTGCTCTACCGCTGAGCTAATCGCGCATGTTTCTGGTGGTTCTCACAGGACTTGAACCTGTATAACCCTCTAATCTGGAGTGCGAGGTATAAGCTCGGTGCATTACCATTATGCTAGAGAACCAAATTGCTTATCCTGTTATCAAAAACATACTAAGTCAATATGCTTTTGATAGCCCTCTACTGGAGAGGACGACCACTTCCGTTGAGAAACCCACTCGGAAGAACAGTTGGATCAAGCAGCAAGTGCCTGAATGTAGTTATCGTCATTTGCGATTACTTTGGTTTGCGCTGATTGAGTCAGTCGCCTCACTGGTTGTCCAGTCGGATATCTTTCCCTGTCGAATCTGAAACTGCCCCATCAAAAATATTTTACTCAGAAAACATTTTTGGTGGAGCAGACGGGATTTGCACCCGTGTCCAAGAAACCTTCTCGTTCCTTCATACAACCATATAAACTATTTAGTTTAAGTATTGGTGCGCCCACTAGGATTCGAACCTAGAACCAAAGGATTATGAGTCCTCTGCTCTAACCGTTGAGCTATAGGCACTTATTTCGCGTAGTCGAGATCGTGAAGGTCACTTGTGGCTTCAACGATCTCTTGAATAAGTTCCTTGTCGGTCTTTTCAGTTTCTTCACCTGGTGGTGTTACTTCAGTTAATACTTGCTTTTCCATTGTATACCTCTTATTGGCGGAAGTGGTAGGATTTGAACCCACGGATCCTTCTCAGGATCGTCTGATTTCAAGTCAGGTGCATTAAACCAAGCTCTGCCACACTTCCTTAAATTGCGCGCCCTCGGTTAATTCCAAGTCCTCGTTCACCTGTTCAATTAGGGCTACTTGGGTACATGTGCTTTAGGCACATCCACGCATTTTGGTGGATCCAGTCGGACTCGAACCGACCACATCCAGCTTGCAAAGCTGGCGCTCTCCCAGATGAGCTATGGACCCGTAAATTGGTCGGAGTACAAGGATTCGAACCTTGGACCTCTTGCTCCCAAAGCAAGCGCACTACCAAGCTGTGCTATACTCCGATATAATTTGGCGCACTCGGTAGGAGTCGAACCCACAACCAACGGAGTAGAAGTCCGTTGCTCTATCCAGTTGAGCTACGAGCGCATAACTTATTATATCATAAAACTTATTGTTAATCAAATGGTACGCCTGGTCGGAGTCGAACCGACAGTGCCCTTTCGGACGCTGGAACCTAAATCCAGAGAGTCTCCCAATTCCTCTACAGGCGCGTACTATTTTTTTAATAACTTAACATGAACACCAGAAGCTGCGATACCAGTTAACTTTTTAACCTCAACCTGGTGTCCGTTTCTTTTCGCATAGTCATGAACATAGTCTTTCAGTTCATCACCATCAAACCCTTTTTGGTAGGATCTTTCAGAACCTTTCTTAACCCACATCGCTTTCTTTTCTTCAGCGGGTTCAGAATTCTTGTTCTTCTCGATATCACCTTTCCACTTTCGTGTGCCGATAATAGCGTGTCCACCTTCCTTAATGGAGTTGAATATGGAGTGCATTACATGCTCTCTAACATTTGGTTCTACAACATTCAACACATTATGGCAAACTGCTGCATCATAACCATTCTTTGGTATCTTAGATGCGTTTGTATACTCTGGTGCTTCTTTACGTCCTTCTGGGTTTGGTTCGTGGTCATGAACAACATAACCTTTACCCAGACCTTTCATCAATGCTTTCTTTGTGTGATCTAAACCAGCACCGATGCTAATAATCTTAGACTTCGGTTCAAGCTTATCACTCAAATATACACCAGTCTTCTCGTAGGTTCCACCAGTGGTGGCTACCTGGGTTTTCCTGGTGTTGTTAAGTTTTGTTTCTTCATTAATAAATTGACTAAAGGATAACATAATAATTCCTAATATTGTCAAGTATTTATGTTCGTTTGGAGCGTCCAGTGGGAGTCGAACCCACGACCTGAACTTGGAAGGATCACATTTTACCGTTAAACTATGGACGCATTTGGTGCTGTCTGTGGGAATCGAACTCACGACATCCTGCTTACAAGGCAGGTGCTCTACCGACTGAGCTAAGACAGCGTATTGTGTGCATTAACCCTCTACACTATAAACTTTACTTGGGCTGACCCAATCAAAACTTGGTTTGCCTTCTATCCAACTATCATCAAGCCATAATAATTTATTGTTAGGATAAGCCACCCACTGCCCAGACTCTAAACTAATTATATGATGATTCTTGTGTTGATCTGGTATTTCACTGAAGCCACCAGTAGCCCAATCTATTGTGAATAGATACGAGCCTCGTCTTAGTTGTTTATCTCGTCCATAGCAATTTACCGCATGGTTTCTTAGAAAAGCAAATTCATGAACCGTGCAATATCTACTATAGCAGTCCCACCAAACGCTAACATCCAGGGGGAGTGGATCACAGGGTTTACTGCATATCATATGTATCGGAACTCTAGCCCACTGTGCTCCATTAGCAAGCATAACCTGGAACATAGGCACTCGCTGCGGTTCACTTCGGAAACCAAATACATAGGCTTCAGTAAAATCCCCATAACCACGTTTTTCGTCATAGAAAAATTCTTGACGAATAAAACATCTTGTGTATGGAGTATCAACTAAAAAAGTCATTGTGTATTATTTATACAAGAATTATATCACACCTTATCCAGAATTGCAACAACGTCTTCTTCATTGATGAATGAATAGTCTAGCCCACTGATTCTGACGGGTAAGGCTTTCGTCCACATGATATAGATGGTGTATCCTGGCTTGACGTGCTCTACATCAGGTCCACACTCGATCACAGTTGCGGTTCGAGATTCATCACCCGTACCACTTTCAACTATGATACCAGAAAGCGTTTTGGTTTGTACGTCATTTGCTTTGATTAAAATACGCTTGTGTAGCGGGAATACATGATTCATTCTGGCTAGTTCATTCATTTTAGCATCCTTTTCTTGTTTCGGGTTATTTTAGTACGGAGTTTACGGGCAGCTTCTATTTGCATATTAGTTGCGTTTTTGTAGAACGGGGTTCCGTTCAGGTGGTCTAGTTCGTGTAGGAAACATCGACAGTGCCACTCATCAAAGGTCTTGGTTGTGGTAGTACCAGATGGGGTAGTAAAACGAACCTTAACCGTGTGTGGGCGTTTAATGTCAATCCAAAAGTCTGGGTAGGATAAACAACCCTCTTGCATCTTGGCAAGTCCAGAGCTGACCGCCACGACTTTTGGATTGAAGCATACGAATGCTGGGCTACCTTCCATGACAAAAACACGGTAGGGTAAACCAACTTGATTTGCAGATAAGCCTATTCCCTGGTTGGCTCTCATAGTTTCGATCAGATCGAGTGCCAGCTGCTCTGGGTCGCAGGGTGGATTTTCAAAATCAAATTTTTGCATCTCTTGAAACAGCATTTCGTGATTTTCGGGTAAAAGCTTGTATATCATGCTGCAATCCTTGAAAATGATTTGTACTTCTCAAACTTAATAATGCTGTGGAACTTATCGTACATCTGGTCTGTCTTGTGGCTGATAACGAAAGTATTGTTGTCACCATCGATGGTATTGATGATCTTTAGGAACTCGTCCGTACCACTACTATCCAGAGCACCATCGAAGATCTCGTCCAGAATCAACAGATTTGTTGTGGTTGAGTTACGCATTCTGGCAATGGCTCTCCAGGTGAAAAGTAGTGCCAGATCGATTCTGGTCTTCTCACCTTCAGAGAATGATGCATAACTGAACTCGTCACGGAACCTGGACTTGATGGTCTCGCTGAAGTTCTCGTCCAATTCAAACTGGACAAAGAAGTCCATCGATGCAAGATACTTGTTGATCAGCTTGTTCATGATAGGAACATACTGCTTGATAATCTTAGCTTTGATGCCACCGTCTTTGAGAAGAAGTGATGCGGTCTCAAGAGTGTCTTTATCTTTCAATATCTGTTTCTTGTTTTCAATAAGATCTGCCAACTCTTTTTCTTTTGCTTTAGCCTGTGACTCAGCGACTGGATCCACAGAAGTTCTATTCTTGATGTTATCCATCTCGGTCATGTAAGTCTGGGCAAGCTTGGCATGGGTCTTTGCTTCAAAAGTCGTATTATGAATCGAAGCTTCCATAGCAGCGATATCATTATCATCCTCAATAAATCGATTCAGATCGTCTTCGATTTTGTCGAACACATGGTCACATTTTTCCATCTCTAAAATAGACTCCATAATAATAGATTCTTTTTCTTTGATAGTGTTTGCCCTAAACTCTTCTGTGATATTTTGCTTACAGGTCGGACAATCAACATGCTTTTCCAGGAACTCAACTTCATTTTGCAGTTTTGATGCTATCCGTGCATGTTTGTTCTGATACTCTCTGGCACTCCTAGCAGCACCCTCAATTCTTGAGCGTTCACTGTGGCTTTCTTTGATCTGAGCAATCCTACCCCTCATCTCGTCAACATATCGAATCTTATCTTTGGCTTTCTCGGTTTCCTGGTCAATCTTCTGTTGAAGCTTGGTGATGCTCTCACCATCAAAACGTTTCATGGCTTCTAGGTTGTCGTTGACTAACTTGATATATTGTTGAGCCAGCATGATGCTGTGATCTGTAGATTGAATGTCCTGTTTGTTCTGAGAGATTCGCTCTTTCAGAAGTGTGTTCATGGTGCTGAATACCTGAAGGTCAAGGAGATCCTCGATCACTTCTCTTCGATGTGCAGCGGTAAGTTGCATGAACGGAACATAGGAAGCGGATCCAATGACAACGATCTGGGCAAA